TTCACATATTCTACTGCACAAGAATTAATAGACGCATATAATAATGCTACGCCGACGAGTGCGACTTATACATGGGTAAAAGGAGCCGATTTTGATAATATAATACAACCACAAAATTCTAAACTTAGTATTCGGATTAGTCCTCTAAATATTGATAATGGTATTAGTGTAAGAAAAGCTCATATTGGAGCAGGTGGCTTGAATGGAACTGGTGGCGCTCAAGGAACTGCAAGTGTAAGTAGTGAATATTCAAGTGTTGTCGGTGCATTAAATGCTTTTAATAATAGTGTAACACAAGAAGACAGATGGCAAACGCCTACTGGGGCTAATTATGGTAATGGTGAATCGATTACATTTGACGTAGGAGACAATAGAAAGAATATTACAATGTATCGTTTATGGGCTCGTGGCGGAACAAGTCAATCAGATGGAATTGCTCGTGCAGAATACTTACCGCGTGATTGGAGAATAGAGGGTTCGGATGATGAGGTGAATTGGACAATTCTGGATATTAGAACTGGCATTAACAATGATGATATTGCTCACACATATAATGGTGGTAATCTAAATGACATACCTTATCATGAGTATAGAATGCAGAATCCAGGAAAATATAGGTATTATCGTTTAGTGGTTGTATCAACAAATGCCCAAACTGGACTAAATATATCAGAATTAGCATATTATGAGACTATGGACAATATTTATGAATATAATGTTGAGAATTTGAATAATAAATGGCTTCACTTAGTGAATACATTTAGTCCTGATTGTATACCCCGATTGTGGATTAATAATACAGAAATAATGGCAAATCCTCAAGAAATAATACAAGACGCACAAATAACTAAATCCAATGATACAACTATAAATGATGACGAAGAAGATTTAGTTGCCTTGAAATTTGGTTTATGTGATGCTAAAGATTGTGCATTTAGTTATGACGCAACTGGATTTATTTTAGATGGAAACAATGTTATTGATTTAGGTAATGAGTTCGATATAAATTCTGCCAACATATTAGGAAATAATTCACGTACAATTATTGCAACAATTAATGTAAATAATATTACAGCTAACGGGTATGTTTGGAGTTATGGTAATCACGGTTCTTATCAATTGTTTGGCTTAAAACTAACATCCGTTTCTGGTACCTATCGATTAGATATAATTGTATGGGATTATGATTGGATAACTGATGTGTATATTCAAGAACATGTAAAAACTACAATTGCTGTTAGTTACGATGGTCCATCTAAAACCGCGTATTTATTTATAAAGAATCCAACAACAGGATTATGGGAAATAAAGAGCCACACTTTTAGCAGTGAAATAAATACAACTCTCGGATCAGGGTTTACAATTGGAGCACTTGTAACGAATACAACTGGTCATTATTTAGAATATTTCAAAGGAGAAATTGGTGAAGTGATAATATATAATCATAGTGTTACAAATGCGAATTTTTATGGAGAAAATGCGAAACTTCTTGATGCACCATCGTATAATTCGATGCCATGGAATTGGGCTGGAAGTGTTTCTTCTGGATTTTCTAGAATAAGAAATGTTAATATATTGAATGGGTATTCAGCGGATTCTAATGCAGTAAAACAATTATATGATGCTGAACAAGAACGTTTTTCCAGTAGTTTAAATATATTTACAAATAAAACTGACTTAGTAAATGCAGTTAATTTGTGGATTGATGATAATCCATCTGCATTAGAATATTACGGACGAATTAATGAATGGGATGTTTCAAATGTGACTGATATGGGCGAATTATTCAAAAATAAGTCCAATATTTTTGGATATAAAATTGATTTTGTAAATGTTCGGAATCTTAGTGTTGCGGAATCACAATCATATATGACAACAAATTTTGGCAATATAAGCCCACAATTTACTATCAATGGTGCCGCAGCGCCTCAAGGAGATGAAATTGTCATATTTGATGGGGCAAGCAACCAAATGTATAAAGACACCCAATATGGTCCACCTTCGGATGGTATAACTATTTGGGGCGCAGCTAAAGGTTCTACAGATGACCCAAATCTTGGCGGATTTAAATTCATTTCAAATGTAAATGGGTTATGTGAGATTAGATATGGAGCAGCTTGGATCACCTGGGGCAGTGCTATAGCAAAAATATTGTTAAATGGCAATGTAATATATAGCACAAGAAGCACTTCAACTATTGTAACATTTACAGTTTCAACAGGCGATGAAATTCTTATATGCGAAGAATACTCAGTTCTGAATTTATATACAATTACATTTGATACATCTACTAGTGCATCTATTTCTGGTTGGAATGTATCAAATGTGACGCATATGGGATCTATGTTTGATAATGCAACATCTTTCAATCAACCACTCAACAATTGGGATGTATCAAATGTGACAGATATGAAGCATATGTTCCATAGTTGTCAAGTTTTTAACCAAGATATTAGTGGATGGAATGTATCAAATGTTACAAATATTGAAGCAATGTTTTTCTCTACACTACAATTCGACCAAGATATTTCTAATTGGAATTTACCTACCACTAATGTAAATTATCAAGATTATGGTTTAAGTTCAGGTCATCCTGATGTGGAATTCTTTGCCAATTCAAGTGTATATTATTTTAAAGTAAATCATTATCAATTTGGCCAGAATTTAGTAACAAATGGTACTTTCAGTCAGCACAAGACTATAACTGGAATAGAGCAATCATGGGGTTTAATGACTGTAACCGAAATAGAAGACTGGGATGTTAGCAATGGTGGTGTCCATGCAATTTTATATCCGGAAGGTTTACCTGCTTGGAATAATCCTTCTTTAATATCAAATCATTATATAGAAAAATACTTTCTAGGTTTACAACGTAATTTATCATCAATAAGTCAAACAATAGAGGTGCCAGATTCAAATACTTCAACTACTTATAGTCTTAGCTTTTTAGCTGCAGTCCGTATCAATTCGTGGGTGGGGGACGGCGGAAGCCCAGACAATATACAATTTAAAGTAGAATTGTTTGATAGTAATGAAGCATCAGTTTCTGATGAAACATATCTTCATTCGGCATCTTTTAATACTTTCAAAAAATATACAAAACAATTTAGTAATCTTACACGTGGTCAACAATATAAATTCACAATTACCAATGATTATTTAAATGGTACAGGTGCAAACGCCAATTATGAGGATCAAACAATATTTATAGCAAATGTAGAATTTTTTGATAGTTTTCATGATAGTTCTACAACAAGCGAAGCAAACAGTCAACTAGAAACTGCGATTAGTAATTGGATTGCCGATTCCAGTGGTGCAATAAATACTTATGGACCTATAAATACTTGGAAAACCAATCTTGTGTCAAGAATGTCTAATTTGTTCCATAATGAATCATCATTTAATGAAGATATTTCTAATTGGGATGTATCCAATGTTACAGAGATGAATGGTATGTTTAGGAATGCAGATTCCTTCAACCAACCTCTTAATAGCTGGGATGTTTCAAATGTGATAAATCTGAGTCATATGTTTAGAGATACAAACTTGTTCAATCAACCTCTTAATAGTTGGGATGTGTCCATATGTGAAAATATGAGTTATATGTTTAGTAATGCAGATTCCTTCAATCAACCTCTCAATGATTGGAATGTTTCAAAAGTTAAGTATTTTAATGTTATGTTTAATAATGCAGATTACTTCAATCAACCTCTCAGTAATTGGAATACGATAAGTGCGATAACTATGAATGACATGTTTAGATATACTCCTTTTTTCAATCAAGATATTTCAAATTGGGATGTATCCAATGTTACAGTGATGAATGGTATGTTTAGGGGCGCAGATTCCTTCAACCAACCTCTCAATAATTGGAACGTATCAAAAGTGACAACTATGTATGAGATGTTTAAATCCGCAATTGCTTTTAATCAAGATATTTCAAATTGGAATATTGAAAATGTAGCTGATTGGGAAAATTTTGGCCTCACTGCCACTGCAGCAATTACAGAATTTCAAAATATTACTGATACATCCGGAACAAATAAATGGAATTATTTCAAATATAAATTTGGAAATAATTTAATTAAAAATAGCAATCTTAATGGTTGGGATGTAACAGAGGCAACGAATGTGGATAACGGACCAATTTGGGGATATATGGGTCCAGAATATTTATTTGATTGGAGCTTCAACTGGGGACACAATATAGTTTATAATAATGAAGATGGATTGAATGCTTGGAATAATCCAAGTGGACTTAATATTAATATACCATATTTTGTAGCATTACAAAACCATGGTACATATATTCGTCAAACAATAAATATAACTACTACTGGTACATATACCCTCACATTTTTATGTGCAAGGCGGGAGCCGACTGCTATGAGCCCACCACAAGACAATGTGGACATAAAAATTGAATTAACGAGTACGAGTACGAGTAATTCTGAGGTAATACATACATTAAGTTCTACTGTTTTTGAAAGTTTTTCAACACATTATGATATAGACGCCACCGGTGATTATACTTTAACCATATACAATAATATTGGGGATGCTAGTGATGGAACCGCTGACGTATTTATAGCTAATGTGGAATTTTTCAATGGAACTACTGCGAGTAGTGATCTGGATGATGCTGTTGAGGACTGGATTAACGATTCTACAACTGCAGAGGCAACTTATGGTCATATTTCTAAATGGGATGTTTCATATGTGACGAATATGTCCCAGTTATTTAAACTAAAAACCACATTTAATGAAGATATTTCTAATTGGGATGTATCAAATGTAACAAATATGCTCCAGATGTTTGATTGTTGGAGCGCTGGTGGGGAGACCTTCGGAATATTTAATCAAGATATTAGCGGATGGAATGTATCAAATGTGGAAAATATGGAAGGATTGTTAACCGATCAGCGAGATTTTAATCAGAATCTTAATAATTGGGATGTATCTAAAGTCACCAACATGTCCGGTATATTCATACGATGCCTTCCTTTCAACCACCCTCTAGACAATTGGGATGTATCAAATGTAACAGATATGCTGCATATGTTTCATAGTTGTCAAGTTTTTAACCAAGATATTAGTGGATGGAATGTATCAAATGTTACAAATATTCAAGCAATGTTTTTCTATACACTACAATTCGACCAAGATATTTCTAATTGGAATTTACCTACCACTAATGTCAATTATCAAGATTATGGTTTAAGTTCAGGTAATTCGACAAATCCTCTATTTACATCTTCAAGTCAATATTACTTTAAAGTAAATAGAACTACCCTCACAAATAGCAATATACAAACTGCTGTAGATGCGTGGATCGCTGACTCATCATCTACACCAGAATACGGTGGTCATATAAGTCATTGGGATGTTTCAAATGTGACTAATATGGAGGAATTATTCAAAGATAAATCGTCATTTAATGAAAATATTGGTGGATGGGATGTATCAAATGTGACAGATATGGCTGCTATTTTCCAAAACGCAAGCTCATTCAATCAAGATATTTCTGGTTGGAATGTGTCAAATGTCACAAGAATGACTAATATGTTTCGCAATACTCCTTTCAATCAAAACATTAGTAGTTGGGTTGTTTCAAGTGTAACAGGCATGGCTAGTATGTTTAGAGATTCATCATTCAATCAACCTCTCAATAATTGGGATGTTTCCAATGTGATAGAGATGCATTATATGTTTTTGAATGCACTCGCTTTCAATCAAGATATTAGCGACTGGTCTGCCACAGCTTTTAGTATAAACACAATATTTGGTCAAGGCTCTGGTCATACAAATACTTTGTTCTGGAATGGGTATGAAACCAGTCCATATTACTTTAAAATAAATCGATCTCCTATAAACGATACTAATATACAGACTTTAGTCGATAATTGGGTGGGTTCAGATACAACATCTACTGAAGTAATCCTTTATAGTGAAGGTCAAGCTGGCTACGGCGGCACAGGGAACAGTTGGTGGAATGCTACTCTTGTTTCAGGAACTTTCACAGATTATCAGTCTGCAGGTGCGGAAATTTTGACTTTAAGTGGAGTTAGTCATACATATTTTATTTGGAATTCGTCCACAAACCAACTTTATAGCTTAGAAACTGGTGCAAATCCTGTGCAATTTGTTAATAATAGCTTTAATACATACACATTTAAAGGCGCGCACTATGGCGTCGCTCCACCACAATATGGTGGTCATATTTCGGATTGGGATGTTTCACAAGTAACATATATGAAAGCATTATTTCAATCTAAAGCCAACTTTGATGAAGATTTAGGAAATTGGGATGTATCGAATGTAACAACTATGTCGGGGATGTTTAGACATGCGTCTTCATTCAATAACGGTGGCTCTGATAATATTAAGAACTGGAATCTTGCCAGTTTAGGAAGCGGTAATGACGCCTACGTGGGCACGGATATATTTCAGAATACAAGTTTCAATCAAGATATTAGTTCTTGGACTTTCTCACATGAGATTCATCTTGGAGGCCTTTTCTATAACACACCTTTCAATCAAGATATTTCTGGCTGGGATATATCCAATGCTACTAATACGAGTTATATGTTTCGCAATACTCCTTTCAATCAAGACATTTCTGGTTGGGATGTATCCAATGTATCATCTATAGGTAATATGTTTAAAGATAATGATGACTTTGATCAAGACATTTCTGGTTGGGATGTATCCAATGCATCATCTTCTTATGGAAATTTTGGTCTAAATGCCAGTTCAATGCCTACTGAATTTCAAAACAGTAATTTATATGGTTATTTCGATTATACATTTGGAACTGATTTAATAAACAATAGCAGATTTTCTTACTCTACTGGCGGTATAGAACAGGTTTGGGGTAACATGAATGTATCAAATATTAGGGGGTGGGAGGTTTCTAATGGGGTCAATGTGGTTGAAAATACTGTAGATGGCTTGAATGCTTGGAATAATCCAAGTGGACTTAAAAGGACCTTTATTGGAACGCCTCCGTCAACTATTAATTTGACAGGTAATTGGGGTGGTTATGAATTTAATTTCACAAGAACCTCTTATACAGCAAATTCGGTCCTTTATACGCTGTATAACCCGGCTACTGGTTCACCATTCGGTGGTTATGGTATCGTATTTTCAATTGTCAACAACCAACTAACCTTTTACGTAAATGACTCCACATATGAGACTTCTTCTGAACCATCGTCGTTTACAATCAACGGAAATGATGCGTCAGATGGGGATATAGTTAATGCTAATGATACTATTGTATTGAAACTTCTCCCCCCACAAACTGAAACTGATTCGTTTACAGTCCCGAGTGATCTCGCTGGTGACAAAAATTTCGTAGCATTACAAGGGCATGGTACATATATTCGTCAAACAATAAATATAACTACTACTGGTACACATACCCTCACATTTTTATGCGCAAGGAGGGAACCAGAAGCTATGTCAATTTATAATAATTTTGTGCCAATATTAATTGAATTAACGAGTCAAACGAGTCAAACAAGTGTAACACATAAATTAAGTTCTAGTGTTTTTGAAAGTTTTTCAACAGATTATGTTATAAACGCCACTGGTGATTTTACTTTAACCATATACAATGCTATTGGTTCTGATGAAAAAGGAACAGCTGACGTATTTATAGCTGATGTGAAATTTATCAAAACAAGTGATGCTAGGACTGAACTAGATACCGCTATTACTGCCTGGGTTACAGATTCTATTGCGGCAACAGCAACTTATGGTCATATTTCTAATTGGAATGTTTCAAATGTGACTAATATGGAGGAATTATTCAAAGATAAATCGTCATTTAATGAAAATATTGGTGGATGGGATGTATCAAATGTGACAGATATGGCTGCTATTTTCCAAAACGCAAGCTCATTCAATCAAGATATTTCTGGTTGGAATGTGTCAAATGTCACAAGAATGACTAATATGTTTCGCAATACTCCTTTCAATCAAAACATTAGTAGTTGGGTTGTTTCAAGTGTAACAGGCATGGCTAGTATGTTTAGAGATTCATCATTCAATCAACCTCTCAATAATTGGGATGTTTCCAATGTGATAGAGATGCATTATATGTTTTGGAATGCACAATCATTTAATCAATCTCTGAATGATTGGAATGTTTCTAGTGTAACAAACATGACTTCAATGTTTCAAAGTGCCACAACATTTAATGAAGATATTTCTGGTTGGAATACATCTAATGTAACAACTATGAAATATATGTTTCATACGGCATCTGCTTTCAATAACGATTTAAATAGTTGGAATGTGTCTCAAGTAACAGATATGGTGCAGATATTCCAAAATTGTGGTCAATTCAATCAACCACTAAGTAATTGGAACGTATCAAGTGTTACAAACATGAATAGTGCTTTCGCTAATACGGGCAATTTCAATCAAAGTTTAAATAGTTGGAATGTATCCAATGTTACAAATATGGGCGGGATGTTCAATAGTTCTGGTAAGTTTAACGGAGATATTTCTGCGTGGAATGTATCAAATGTGACATCTATGAGTTATATGTTTAACAGATGTTACGTTTTTAACTCAAATATTTCTGGTTGGGATGTATCCAGTGTAAAAGTCCTCTCTGATATGTTTAGAGATGCTACAGCTTTTAATGCAGATATTTCAAGTTGGAATGTGTCGAGTGTAACAATTATGCAATCTATGTTCGGAAATTATCTTGGTGCTGCTTCTGACAATTACCCGAATAGTTTCAACCAAGATATTAGCGGTTGGCCTATTGTTGGAATAATGGGGACGGGATCTCCTCAAACTGCTGTATCTAATTTTGGGAGTTCTTCTGGTCATTCAGAACCTTTATTCACTAGTTCCAGTATATATTACTTTAAACTAGGACAAACCCCCCTCACAAATAGCAATATACAAACTGCTGTAGATGCATGGATTGCCGATACATCAATAGTCGAATATGGTGGTCATATAAGTAATTGGGATGTGTCACAAGTGACAAACATGGATTCTCTATTCGAATCCAAAACATCATTTAACGAAGATATTTCTAGTTGGGATGTATCCAATGTTGTAGATATGAGTTATATGTTTAAATCCGCAACAACATTCGATAAAGATTTAGATAGTTGGAATGTATCAAGTGTGAAAGATATGAAATATATGTTTCAATCCGCAAGTGCTTTTAATCGACCAATTGGTAGCTGGAATATATCTAGTGTAACAAAAACGCAAGACATGTTTGTGAATGCAAGTAGTTTTAATCAAGACATTAGTGGCTGGGATGTATCTAATGTAACATATATGAGTTTTATGTTCTCAAACACACCTTTCAACAATGGTGGGTCTACTGGTATTAATAATTGGGACGTGTCTAGTGTTACTACTATGTGGGGGATGTTTAAGGGAGCAACATCTTTCAATCAAGATATTTCTGGATGGGATGTATCCAATGTAACAAATATTTCGGAAATATTTCGCAACGCAACATCTTTCAATCAAGATATTTCTAATTGGGATGTATCCATTGTGACAAATTTTACAAATTATGGCAATGGCGCGTCGTCCCAAGAGCTTCCCGACCCCGTGTCCGGCGCCAACTTCCAAAGTAGCTTGGATAGCTACTTTGATGTTTTTTCTTAATAATTGATTATTTTTAAAAACTGGGGCATCTACCTTTATTAATAAATTGTTTACTATCTTTATTTTGGTAATTAGTTTTATAGTTAGTATTATTAATAAAACTAAGGTATTCGTTATAATATTTGTTTAAATCTGTTAAAACAATTTTAGTAATAAAGTCCTGGACAATTTCATCATCGGATTCAACAAAATCTCTAACAAATAAACCATTTTCTAATTCAAAATGTCTGGATTCAAGTATAAGATGATAACCAAAATCATTATTAGAAATAGGTGAATATTCACCAATATTATAAGCTTTAGACCATCCTTGAAAATCAGATGAAAATCGAGAACCTTTTGATTCAACTTTATTAATTACAAAATTTTGTGGACTTGGTTTACAAATAACTCTTGGACTAACAATAGTACCATTAACATTAAACCATTCAATATTTTTGGTAATACATTTATAAATGCCAAGAACTTTACCACAAGAAGTAATGGTACCAACATCTATAGAATCGATTCTTTGATAATCTCCATTTAAAAGTCTTACTTTTGTTTGACCTGGGAGGCAATTATTTCTTTCACCTAATTCGTATTTTGGAAGAAGGTTTTGAAGATGCGTATTAGAATTATTAAGACTTTGTAATATTATTCCTGCAATTTTACATTGTATATCCTCAGTTCTAACTTCTTCATAATCTCTAAATGTAATTCCGCCAGATTTTATGATATTATTAGTTGTAACAAGACACATAAGGCCATTTGTAAATTTTGTTTTTGAATAATTACCAAGAAAAAGTTCATCTACATGTTGCCATTTATTGTTATTTAATAATAAATGGTCACATGTAACACACGTATTGGCACCTAATTGTATAACAGGAGTATTCGGAGTTAACAAACTAACTATACCAGTAACAGTACCTCCTCCGGATAATGAATCACCTAATGAAATATCTTGTATAGATGTTTTACCTTTTTGTGTATCAATCATAGTTTCTGGTGTGAAACAACAATAAGCACGTTTTTCAGCGGCTTTGGCTTCTAAATCAATAACAATAATTAAAGCTATCATAATTGCGGATAAAGGTATTAAAGGTAGAAAAGCACCTGCAGCAAGAATAGCCAGTGCTTTTACAACAACAATTAATCTTTGAAACTGTGCAATTTGAATAGAAATAGTATTAATTTGTGTAATCAAAAGATGATATAATGTCCATATAATAGCACCAATTTTAAAGAAAAGATTTTGGATTGAGTGAGTAGAATATTTAAATATTTGAAGCATTCTGTTAAATATTTCAAATAATCCAGAAAACATTGATTTAGTTTCTTCTTTGGCCTCATTTACTGTTTTTTCTGTTTTTATAGCTTCTTTAATAGCATTTTCATTTTCTTTAATAACTGATGCTGCAGCAGAGTCTAATTTGTATTTAGTATATGCTTTAATCATTGGTTGTGTTTTCTTTTTAACACAATAGTCTAAATTAGTTAACATAGACTCTTTGGGATTAATAAAGCTTGCAAAAGGTATTGCTGTTAAAGAGCATCTATACTTATCCCAATTTTTTCTCCATTTTTTTTGCATATAAAATGCTATAACAAGTAATGTTATAATACAGGCTATAACAAAAAAAATTGTTATCTGGAATAATCCATATGGTATATGACTACATGTAATACATGCCATATCTTTTAGTAATAATTTTAATTTACCAGAATGTCTCTCCATTTATCATAAAAAATAGGTGGTATTCTGATAGTATGTAATTCACTCCATTCTAATATTTTCTCATAAAGTGTATTATCATCCTGTTTTATTTCCTTTTTGTTAATAATATTGTAAAAATCGTCTTCTCTATCAACACCTCCAACTCTTTCTGAAAAATTTTGTGGATGTATTATAAAACTTACCATTTTGTTCAATAATACAGGGGGTGTTGTATGACTACTTGTTGTTAAAAATATAAATTTAACACGTTGGTCAACCATTCTATCTTCTAAAAAATGTACAAAACTTTCTGTAAGAATTTCGTTATGTTGATGTATAATAACTACCTTTGGTTTTTTATTTTCATCTGCAACAACTGCTTGTTGATTACAAAAGGATTTAATAGTTTGTACCAATAATGATTCACTATGATTATCAAGAATATGTATTTCTAATAACATACTTCTGTTTTCATAATGAGGTGAAACAATATCTTGTACAACAGATTGAACATCATTTTCATGAGGTCCACAAAAATGGAGATGAGGAAATACATCCTTTTTTATCATGAGTGATATTGTTTTTACAAATTCATTGCGAGCAATACAAGTCGAGTCACACATTATTAGATTAAAAAATAGAATCCCTTTTATATAAAAAACTGCTTTTTTTAAATAAGATGTGAAATATGGTAAAGAATTTATGTTTTTTTCTATTTTTTCTAAACAAAATTACAAATGTTAATTCTATTTATACTATTAAAGAATCAATTCCATTTGTAACTAATACAAAAACTTGTTACAATGGTAACAATGGTTACAATGGTAACAATGGTAACAATGGTAACAATGGTAACAATGTTGACAATACAACTAATAACACTAGTTTTACAAAAATTATAAAACACACAAATAATTCAAAAATAGTTGATTTTATAAAAAAGACTTCATCTATTACACTACTAACATTATTACAATTATGTATTATGAAACCAGAATCTTGTATTAAAATGCTAAAACACAATAATCAAAAAAGTCGAATTTCAAATTCTAATAATTTATGGGATTTCTTAAAAAATATATTATTTAGTGATACTACAAAAATAAATACAAATAATTTTATTAGCATTTATAAAAAGAGTTCTCAAGATGGAATATGTTGGAATGATGTAATTGGACTGGATAATGCCCTAAAAGATATACAAAAAATATTAAATATAACAAGCTCAAAAAATATGATTCAAACTGCAAGGCGGTGTGGTATAAATAGTCCTCGTAATATATTATTAGTGGGACCACCAGGAACAGGAAAAACTTTATTGGCAAAAGCGGCTGCAAATGCTATGAATTCTCCATTATTATTAGTATCTGGTGCTGAAATAGTAAAAGGAAAATTTGCGGGAATTGGAGTTGAAAGAGTAAAAACTTTATTTGAAACTGCAAGACAATATGCAAATAATTCACCAAATCGTATTTCAATGATTTTTATAGATGAAATAGATTCATGTGGTAGGTCAAGAAGCGATGATAGCTCATCTGGAATTAATATTGATCATGGTAATACTTTAAATCAATTGTTAGTAGAAATGGATGGATTTAGTGCAAAACATGAATCTGAACCAATCATAGTAGTAATTGCGGCAACAAATAGAAAAGATATTCTTGATTCAGCCCTTATAAGAAAGGGTCGTTTTGATAATATAATACAAATAGATCCACCAAATTTGAAGGGTAGAATTGATTTATTTTCACATTATATTAAAAAGCAACAAAAAATTGCAAAAGCTAGAGAAATTAGTTTAAAAAGCAATAGTTTTCCAAATAATATATTATGTCAAGCATTAGATGAGGAGATTTGTGGAGAAAATTCAAATAAAACAACTTTAAGAGTTGTAACTCCAATTAGAGCATCTGGTGTAAAAATGCATGCTACGTTATTTTCAAATTATAGTGCGAGACTTAAAAATAAAGATCTAAAAAAACTACTTTCGGGTATGTCTTCATGGAATAAAATATCAAAAATGGGAAAAATACGTAAATTATTATCATCTAATGAAGAATTAGTTGATTTTGAAGTAGAATACAATGGTGGATATGAATCAAATATAATACAAAAAGAATTTATTGAAAATCTTGCTAGTTTATCTTCTGGTCTTGTGGGAGCTGATATTGCATCAATTGTTAATGAAGCATCTATTTCTGCTATGGAAAATAATAGAACTTATACAACTGAAAACGATTATTTAACTACAATTGAAGATACAATTCTTGGAAAACCAATATATTCAAAAAATTCTACATATACGAAGCCAGATTGGCGAATTGCTGTACATGAATCAGGACATGTAATGTCTTCATTTATACTTGAAAATGTTGAACCTGCATTTAGAGCAAGTATAACACCAAGAAGCGGGGGTTCTTTAGGAATAACTATGTTTAGTATGGGAGAAATAAAGAATTTAAGAACTACAGAATTACGCGATAGACTTGTAATGATGTTAGCCGGTAAAGCTGCAGAATTACATGTTTTTAATGGAGATTCATCTACAGGTGCTTCAGATGATGTGAAAAGGGCTATAAAACTGGCCCAGTCTATTGTAAAGTTATTTGCAATGAATGGAATAAAATATACAATAGACGGAGATGATGCTGATTTTGCAGTGAAAAAAGAACTTTTGAATGCAGAAAAAAGGGCAATGTATATTGTAAAAAAATATGAAAAAACATTATATTCTTTGGCAAAAGAACTGATGAAAAAAGAAACACTAAATAAAGATGAACTAAGTAAAATAGTTTCTAATTCAAATAAAAAAATAAGTAAACATCCACAAAATCCGAAACAAGTTATTAGTAATGCAATCGAATCAATGATTAATATAAGAAATCAAAATCAGATGCCTAATTCTGAAGTAAAATCATTATCATTAAGACGCAAACATGCAGCTGTTTTCATTCTTTTGATACTAATTACAAATTGGAATAAATAACTCATATAAAGAGAGTTTCAACTTTAAGATGATAAAGAACCTACACACATGGAGTAGTATAGTCTGTTAATAAAATACAAAATCAAAGGTTGAGTTACAAGAATTAACACATCCGCGAATTTCATTCCTTTTTTATCAAATAATGACATTATTCCAACAATAGATGCCGCAACAAACAAGACGAAAAAGATTATTGATAAAATATAAAAATAATCACAATATTTTTTACTAATAGGTGTGAACAAACTTTGAACGTTCATCATTTAATATTTATAAAATATAAAAATTATAATCCAAAGAACCAGTTTTTATATAGATTCGGCTTTTTTGGTTTCAAATCTTTGTTTAGAAGTTCTAATTCATAATTATATATAGTACCCGATTCATCATCTACCTCTGTATAATCAGTGTATGTTACATATTCATTATCGTCATTCATAATAATTATCCGATGATTTGAAGTATCCAAATCATATAAATAAGGGACTGTTCTTGAAACGGGCTTACATCCTGGAACATGGCCACTCTTTATAAATCTTTCGTTATGTAAAACATGGTGATCAAATGTTGATATAATTCCTTTATTATTAACTAAAGCATTATTATCTCCTGAAAATGTCATTGTGCCTGTAACTATTCCTCCTCCCATTAATTTATCACCAATAACAACATCAATCATATCTTTAAATTTACCATTTTCTAACAAAACTCTTGTAGTTGGAGCAAAACATGAAAAAGCTTTTTTTATCTTTTTACCTGCCTTTTTTGCTCCTTTTTCAATATCTTTTCCTAAATTTTTGAATGCTTTCCCGGGCTTGTCTATAAAATTCATTGCTTTATCGGTCATTCTTTGAGCTTTTTTGATATTTGGATCATTTACCATTGCTTCAAGACCTTTCATCATAGACCATGCAAAATACAATAATACTACATATAAAGCCAATAATTTCTGAAATATTCCTTGAACTTTATACATCAAATATTTGGCAGTAGCTCCAGCATTTCCCATTTTATTTGCAACTACTCCAAATCCATCAGTTACACTATCTTTCATATTGTTCATAACATCTCTCATATCACTTAGAGAATTAGACATATTACCTGCAGTAGATTTCAAAACACCAAATAAATCGTCATATGGTTTGACCACAGGTCCTGTAGCTTCATCAATATTTGATGCCAAACATTGTGTAAATGTTTTTGATGGATCATAACCAAATAATCCAGCAAATGGTAAAATTAGTGGATTACATCTATATTTTGGCCAATCTCTTTTTATTATTGTTCGCATACCAAGTAAAACTGAAAATAGAGTCAATATACAAATTATTAATAAATAAAATACTAATTTAGTTGTTCCTACAAGCCAATTCGGTGTATATACACAAACCATTACACAAATATAATATTTAAAATATAAACAAGAAAATATGGGACAGTTTACTAAATTTTATCTCACTTTGAAACAAGATAACACATTTATGCCCAAACAAATAAAAGAATGGTGTCTATCTACATATAAATATTACTATGTTGTTAATATTGATATTAACAACAAAACAAAATTACTTGTTGCAACTAAACAAAAATCAATACCAAATACAGGTGAAATGCTTAAAATCATTAAAGGTTTCAGAGAATCATTCCCAAAATCAAATTTAGGAGTCATAATAACATATTTACCAACACCTTTTAAAAAAATATGGAATAATATTGATAAATTGAAATCAGACCATGTTAATAGTGGATATAGTATTATTAATAAAACAAATAATGAAATATTAATTTTTAGAAAGGAAGAATCAAACAAGGTACTAATTCATGAATTAATTCATGCATTACATTTACATTGTGTATATGATTCTACAATCGGAGGCGATTATAATGGAAGACCCGACGAAAGTATTGTTGAAACTTGGGCAATAATTGTAAATTGTCTTAGATTGAAGACATCCTCTAATGGACGTTTACACATAAGTAATAAACCCTCTTATTATGAAAAATTGTTTACAGAAGAAATATTCAAACATGAATTAGTTTTTTCATTGAAACAGGCATCTAAATTGTTAAAAGCCCATGGATGTACAATTGATACAGGTATTTGTTATAAGAAATGGAATAAAATTCCTGCAATATTTTATTATTATATTGTAAAAGCCGCATTTTTATGTGATCCAAATAGATTTGTAAATGATTTTAATTGGAATAAAATACAAAAATGTAGAAGCATACCCCTTAATCAAATTAATTCATATTTGAAAAATCCAGTTTTTATAGCAAGTATTAAACAATATTTTAATAGAAAAAATACTGATTCTATGCGAATGAGCAAATATGGAGACTAAATTTATTGATATTTATGTCCAACTTTTTGTAACCAGTCTTCTTCAGTTGGAGGAGGCGGATTTGGAGGTCTCATACCACATTTCCACCCCCTTATACATTCGCCTTCTTCACTATTCCAGTCACAATGAAATGCTTGCTGTCCATCATAAATACCAGATACACCTTCCGAGCCCCCACATTCATTTTTGCTCATTTCTTCACAAGGTTTTTCCAATATTGTTTCATTACACAAATCACGACCAGGAGAGTAAACAATTACTTTTCGTATTTTTTTAGTAGTTTGTCTCCCATCACTAACTGTATATATTACTTCATAATTACCTAATTCACCTGTATTTAGATTAGTATTGTCTATTTCTATATTTTCAGTCAAATTGTCTCCATTATCATCAATTGCTTGGCCACCTTCTTCAATATAAGAACTACCTATTATTATTCGCATAGGATTATCACCAAGTAACTCTAATATAGGAGCCGTTTCGTCTGGCAAAGCGACTACAGTAACTGTTCTTATTGCTGTGGCACTGTTTCCGGCTGAATCAAATACTACATATTTTAAAATATAAGTGTCTGGAATATTTGGATTAACACCCCCGTATGGTATAATTTTTTCTGTAATGTCTCCATCTCCGTTATAATCCCATGCTGTCGCTCCATCATCTACATATTCTGAATTAACACTTATTTCCATATCGGCTGAACCTAATATTGTTAATTCTGGAGCATTTATATCTGGCGCTTTTTCGACAATTACTAATCTTACTAATGTTTCTGATGAAATATTACTTTCTGGATCTATAACTCTATATTTCAAAGAATAAAATCCTTCAGTATTAGGATCTACTTCATCTCCATTTATTATTACATCTTCTATAATATTACCAGCCTGAGTCTTTGCAGTTACTCCAGATTCGACATATTGTTGGTTAAGGTTTAATCTTAATTTAGATTCTCCATTCAATATTATTGTTGGTGGAGTTGTATCAATTCTTTTTTGAACTATAACTTTTCTTGTAACAATATCAGACGCAGGCCCATATCTACTTTCAGGAATGGAATATTGTATATTATAATCACCATGAGTAGTATTATCAACAATATCACCCCCTATAATTACCATGAAATTGATGAGACCACCCGTTTCATCAATTCCACGATATCCCGGTTCAACAAACTCATCTCCTTGAAAAATCATCATTGGATTTTCGCCGATTAGTACTATTTGAGGAGGTATAGTATCCGGAGGAGCTTTTACTTCTACTGTTCTGGTTATTATTTTTGAAGTATTTCCCGCATTATCCGTAACCCAATAGTTCAATGTATATGTTCCTATTGTTTCAGTATCCAAAGAGCTTGAAACCTCTATTCTTTCAGGTGAAATTTCTCCGTCCATATTATCACTAGCTCTAGCCTTTGGGTCATTCCATGTTTCTCCCTGTACAATTGTTATATAATCTTCACCATTTAATTCAATAGTTGGAGCCAAACTATCTATAGCCTCGTTTATAATAACAGTCTTTGTTATAGAACTTTCTTTATTATAATACTGTGCCGAATATTCAATTTCATATGTTCCAGGAACAGTATCAGCAGTTATAATAATATCATTAGAATTAGATGTATATACATCTAATTCTAAGTTTCCAATAAATGCTTTTGGCTTCTCTTCTATATATTCACCTTCATAAAATTCATCAATATGATTTTCTTCAATATTCCAAATTATATCAGGATAGTTACAATAACTATTATCATTAACCATAATTCCACTAAAATCTGGAGGTGTTGAAGATGTATTGTTTGCATTTTCATCGAAACATCCTTTGTATTGACATAATTTTTGTTCATGAATATACTGTTTTGTTGATGTGTCTTCAGAAGTATTTCCATTAATCAAATTCAAATTGTATTCAGTCATTTCTCTGTACAATTCATCTCCTTCTTTACAAACTGATTCTATTTCAGGATATATACAATTATATTCATTATCAATAACACGACCAGAAGATGGCATATTAGCTTTATTTATAGCATCTTCTCGAAAGCATCCTTTGTATTCACACTTGGTTTCGTCATGAATATACTTAACACTGTTAGTATCTTGTCTATCATCCCCATTGTTCAATTCTAGACCCGGGAATTTATCCCCTTCTTCGGTTTTACATACTTTTTCTTCAGTGATTAGTCCGGCATAATTAGGGTTTATATAACAGCTTTTTTCAATCTCATTATTGCTAGCACCACCCCTACGTCCTAGTTCTTGTTTTTGCCCATGAAAAATAGTACATCCCATCGATTGAGAATGCATCCTTTGTTTTTGACTATGTACCGTAATACCACTATATCCAGATTCGCCATGTTTATAATTTGCTAACTGTTTACATTTGTTTAAAAGGGAATTAGCACTTTCATTATAAATTGCATCAAGACCACCATTGCTGGATATCATAGGTCCACCAATATATTTTGGTATTGTGTATGCATTATACCAATCCCCGACACCATCATTCGAAACACATGCAGTATTAGATACAAATTGGCCGTCAAAAAAATTCTCTTTTAAGTTGTTATTTTTGTCTTTATTTTTGAAAAAAGAAAAATAAATTATTAATATCACAAAAACTAAAATAGTGATATTACAAATTGATTGACTGAAATTCTTCATATTATTATACAATTATATAAAAATTTAATTTGATGTAAATTTTTGACCAAGATTTTGTAACCAAGCTTCTTGAGTTGGTGGTCTTGGTGGAGGTGGTTTTTGGGCTTTTGGTCTTGTACCACATGGAAGACCTTTTCCACATAAATTAGTTTCATTATTCCATGCACAATGAAATGGAGTGTCATTATAGAGGGCTGAAACTTTATTACATTGAAATTCATCAGTCATATTTTCACAATATTCATTGTCCAAAATATCTTCACCGCATAATTCTTTATTATTATCAAAAACTTCAACAACTCTTTGTATAGTTGTACTATTATTATATTTGTCAGAAACAGAATATTCGACTATGTAATTACCTATTTTATTTGTGTCAACATTGTGATTAATATCTATTTCTTTTGATAAATCATCCATATTATTATCTGTAGCAGTTGCATTGAGCTCATCATATGTATTTCCTTTTTGTATTCTTAATGGATTATCACCATTTAATATTATACTTGGTGGTGTTCTATCTGATGAATCCTTAACTATTATAATTCTTTTAGCTTTTGCCAATTCTTTTTGCTGTCCATTAACCATTGCTTTAACAGTATATGTTCTAGAAAAATAGCCCGGCTTTGATGTATCTTCATCCCAATCTTCCCCCCCTTTTCCAATATAAATATTATCGTCACTCAAAGTAATACCATCACTACTTACAGTTGTTCCAACTGGTTCTATATATTGATCACCAACATTCAATACTATAGGATTTTCACCAGCTAAAGATATCATAGTTGTACCAAACTCTCTTCTTTTTATATGAATAATACGAGTAATGATTGATGGCACTGAAGCAACACCATCTGCATCATTTACACTATAGTTAAAAGAATATGTTCCTTCTTCATTAGTATTTAAATTACCATCTTTTACAATTAGAGTTGATATATCATCACCATTCTTATCAATTGCTATTGGAGACTCTTCATAATAAGCTTCTCCTAAATATAAATTAATAATATCTTGAGATTGTCCGTTACTGAATTTCAAAGTTGGAGGAGTTCTATTTGGAATATTACATTGATAATTAGTGTTAACAATAATACCAGAATCATCAGGTATTTGTGTAGCATTATTAATAGCATTTTCGTCTAAACATCCTTTGTACTCACATTTAGTTTGGTCATGTTCATAAATAGTAGAATTGTCATCCAATAGATTGTCTCCATTAGATAATTCTAGATTTGTAAATTGAGTGGCAGAATTCTGATTGCAATAAGATACAGTATTCTTCGTTATACACAAATTCGGATCATTCTGAATTATGCCTTGGTTAGGATTTATAGATGCAACTGTATTAGATGCATTTGAATCAGTACATCCTTTGTATATACATAATGATTGATTGTGAATATAATCTATATTTTCATTGCTTTGATTAGAATTTCCATTAGTCAATACTAGATTTGTATTTGTAAATGTAGTGGCATTACCTGTCCTACATACTTCTTCCTCTTCCTGCGGGTCTGGTTGTTCATCTTCGTCGTCAAATTTACATGTTTTATATACGCCATTTTTTTTGACAACTCTTATTTCTCCATCAGTTGGGACACATTTACCAGGACGATTGTTAAATTTAGAGCATTCCGCAGCACCAGCCTCCCAAAATCTGTAACCGTTGTCGCTCCATTCACCAGTATCGCTGTCGCTCCAGCCTATGTCGCTCGACGCGATCTCGTCGTCCGTAACACAATCTTGATCAAATTCTTCCATATTTGAATCTCTTTTTGCAGTAAAAAAAGCGAATAATAACATGAATAAAAATATAGAAGTCATAATGAAAATTATAGTATTTATTGACTCTTTTGGCATATTAGTAATCTACAATAAATAAAATAAAAATTTAATATCTATTAAATCAACAAACTAACACAACATAATATTAAGAACTTGTTCAATGTTCTTTACTGTTTTTACTTGAAAGTGTTTCCCGAAAATATTAGGATGTTCTTTCATAATTCTATTCAAACAATCTTTATTGTCATGAGGACATAATACTTTTACAGCTCCAGCTGCTTTAGCACCAAAGATTTTTGACTCTAAACCGCCAATAGGCATAATTTTTCCACATAAATCAATTTCACCCGTAATAGCAATATCATTCTTAATCTTTCTACCAGACAATAACGAATAAAGAGCTGTTGTAATTGCAGCTCCTGCGGATGGCCCATCTTTTGGAATACCTCCTTCTGGACAATGTACGTGAATACCCTCTTGACCATTATTATTCCATTTGCTTTTTAGTGTTTTTCTTCTATTTTCTGTAATCAAACTCCAAGAAAGAGTCTTTGCAACATGCATTGATTCTTTCATTACATTTCCTTGATTACCAGTCAGTTCCAATTTCAAAGCAGAATCACTTGGAATATAAACAGCTTCAATTTGAATCAAGCCACCCGTATCATTTGTTGTTGCATATAAACCATTGATTTTACCTACCATAGGGGCTTCGTGAATTTTCTCAGGTGTGTATGGTACTCTATTGGATAGAATATCATCTTTGAGTAAATTTTTTGTAACATGATATGGATATTTAATACCCTTTTTTGTTAAATTTCTTAGATTCAATTCACGAATAATTTCATAACAAATCTTTTTCAATTGTCTTACACCACCTTCATTTGTATATGTTTCAATAATCCATCTCAAAACAGGATCACTTAAAATAACATCCTTATTTTTGATACCAACGTCTTCAAATATATTTTTCAACAAGAAATTTTTTGAAATAATTACCTTTTGTGGTAGTCTAAATCCTCTTGTTTTAAGACTTGTAATTCTATCCATTAATACCGGATTGATGGCATCTTTATCATTGTACGAAAAGATGAAAATTACTTGTGATAAATCAATATCCATGTCTGTAAAATATTTATCTCTAAAGTGATGATTTTGAGATGGATCAATAAGATGAATCAAAAGATTATTGATTTCGTCACCCTTTGCGGTTTTAGAAACTTTATCGAGTTCATCCATATAAATAATTGGATTCATACATTTGGAATTCATCAATACATTAACAATCTGACCCCATCTCGATCCTTCATAAGTATAACCATGGCCTTCAAGAAAACTACCATCTTGAACACCACCTAAAGGAATCGTTACAAATGGCCGCCCCAAAGCTTTGGCAAATCCCTTTTCAATAAGAGTTGTTTTTCCATTACCCATTGGACCTTCAATACCAAGAACCAATCCTTTAGGAGAAGGATTTGAAATATTCTGTGCAACAAATTGTAAAATTTGTTTTTTTGCATTATCATGCCCATGTACAGCATTATTCATACATTTTTCAGTTTTGTTTAAGAAATTCCGAATGTCTTGAGTTTTTGACTTTGAATTAACTTTGCTTTTTACAAAGACTCCAAATGGAATCTTTAAAGCAGCGTTAACATATTCTCTATATTTTGGACATTCGTCTTCATTCTTATCTAAAGATTCAAGTCGAGAAATAATATCATTTTTTGACATTTGAGAAATATTTGACAACATAATTTGATATATTAACGGACATTTGGAATAATCTTTAGACATTGAAATCTGATCAAGAATTTTTCTTTTATCCTCTTTAGACATCTTTTTGAAAGACTCAATTTGAGATTTTTTATCAACATAAGATTTTTCATCTCTATTTCTGAAATATTCTTTGATTTTTCTAGTATCACTATCATTATCGATTTTCCTCTTCTTTTTGGGATACATCTCATCATCAGATTCTTCATCAGAATCTTCATCAGAATCTTCATCAGATTCTTCATCAGATTCTTCATCAGAATCTTTCATTAGTTCTTCATAATCAGAATCTTCTTCAGAATCTTCTTCGTCAAAATCAGAATCTTCTTCTTCAGAATCTTCATCTGAATCATATCTGCCTTTTGCAAATTTTTTCTTATTACCGCTTGTATGGTCAATTGTAATATTATTAATCATTTCCTTATGGCGCTTAATTTGAGAATTAATCCAGCCAACAATTAATCCTGGTTTTGAATTCCTATGTTTTTTCTGCCAAACGGTTACCTCAGTTACAACATTTTTATGAATTTGAGCTAACATTTTTTCAATACCCTTTTTATCTTTTTTTGAAATGCCTTTTCCAGTTTGTTTAATTAAAGGACACGCTTTTTCAAGTTTTTTAATAAATCCTTCTAGCTTTTTATTAGATTTGTGTAAACCATTATGAATAACATTTTTTTTCAGAGCTCTATAATATTCGATCATCAAAGAACAAGTTCCAATAAAAGATTCTGCAATTTCAGTTGCCATATTTTACTTTATATTCAAAAACTTATAAGAGTTTAAGTTCATTTTTATTAAAAAAAATTTATAAAATATTTTTAAGAATGGACAACTCGAATTATATAATCAACACCATTTTGTGCTAATATTTCAAAGTTATAATCTTTAAAAGATGATAGAAATTCATTTAAAATTCTAAATGGCATGTTAAAATCGCCAACCAAATAGCCTTCATCCATATTTTTCATTTTTGACAAAATGAATTTAAAATCCTCATATCCATAATATTTCCAAGCATTAAGATCCTTTACATTGCCACATTTTGGAAAATGAATAGATGAATACAGAATTTGTTCAATATTAGCTACTAAATATCTATAACCAGATTTACAAATATCGAATCTATATCTTTCAATTGGATTTACAAATGTTTGTGTTTTTCCGGAAATACCCTTCATAATTAAAGCACAACCATAAGATTCAATATATAGTCCTTGTTTTGAATAATGAATCTTTTGAGGTATAAATCGACAAGTATATTTATTTTTGTCCAATTTTTTGATTATAGAATTATAAATATCATATTCACATTCTTGTAAAGCAATACATTTAAAATTATTTTCTTCAATCAATACATTGATGTGCGTTTTTATCAAAGAATATCTGGCTTTTTCAGTTAACACTTTTGCATTAAAATGTTTTACAACTTTTGAATCTATGTAATCATTAGATCCATTGTAGTTGTAATGATGTAATACATTCCACGTTAATATATGTTTACTGTATAAATACTCATGGTCACTTAATTTAAAACCAATTCCTTTAAATGAATAAGATATTTCATTATCTTCTTTGTCTTTGTCGTAAAAATTTGCTTCTTTTATATTTTTAATATAGTTTTCAAAATTTTTATAAGTATAATTTGAACGATTCATTTTCAAATATCTTTTATTGTCATATTGTGTAAAATCATAACAACATTTTTGAGTGAAAATTTTTTCAATAGTTCTAATATAATTTCTCCATTTTTTAATATCCTCATCAATAATTGTCAAAATTTTTGATATTGGAGTGTAAAAGGCTCTAATCACAATTCCAGATTTCCTTTTTTCCATTTTGACAACAAATTAACAAAAATTGATTCATTTTTGTTAATTTAATGTTTTTAAAAAAATGACTTAAAAGTCGCTAATTAAAGACTATATACATAAAACAATATGACAAAACATATTTATTGGGTTGATACTAAAAAAGAAATGCTTGATATGGCTACACAACCTGATAAAATTGGTTCTATAGTTATTCTCAATGATTGTCCATACAAATTAATAGGTTCTTTTGGTATAACTTCTCAGAATAATGTTTTAAAAAATAAAAGTTTTGCAATGGAAATGTTCATTAAATGTGCTCATATTGGCACAATATCTGTATGGAAAGATAAAAATGGTTTTAGATTATTCTCTTATCAATATTAAATAACTCATATCTACAGAATATTATCTTTTTTTAATTATTTACTTAATAAAGTCTAGGTAAAACGTTCTGCGCGTTGTCGACTAACGATGCGATCTTTACTTTTAATATTTTTAAAATGTGTCCATTTTATTTCCTTGATTTTATCTCTATATTTTTGTGAAAATATACTCCAATAAATTTGACATTGTGGTTGTTGATGTTCAATACATTTTTCATAAACATTATTAAGTAATTCTTTAATATTTTCTCTATTAATAAATATCAATAATCCTGTAGCACAGATTCTAACATTTTCGTTATATTCTTTTGTTAATAAAATATTTTTAATAAATTGTTTTGTTTTATTCATGTTTTTTGCATATCTTTGTTGTTTATTCGCCTCTTTAACTTCATGATATACATTATTGCCATTTTTCCTTTCCTGCCTAATTATTAATGATTTATCAAGATTTTTATTTATCAATAACTTCATTTCGTCTATTGCTTGAGAAGACACATTTTGGGAATGATCAAAATATATGATTGTTTTTGCAGTTTGAAATTGTGGAAAATCGTCTAAAAATTGTAAAAACTTGATATATTTAGATTGTAATGCTGATATTATAGAGTCATTGCTTAATACTTTATTTACATAAACATAATTCCATCCTTTATTTGTAATTTCATCTTTAAGTTCATTGTTATTAGTAAAAAAATAACTATTTTCGTTATCAGGAGATTGATGAACGTATGTAAAATGTTTTCCAAAAATACAACTTACAATTAATAAATTGTTCATATATACTATAATATATTAATTATTGTCATACATTTAATATTTAGGTCCTCCTCTTTTTGATTAGCTTTTTATTCATATGTCTATAATGTATTAAACCTAATTTCTTTGTATCCTCATCATAACCTTTATATTTTATTGTACATATTATTATATCTTTGTTTTTATCACAAGCTTGTAATAGAGAATGATTTTTTACATTAAAATTAAATCCATCTAAAGTGTATTTACCTTTTCTAAATGGATATTTAAATAACCAGTCGTCATTATTACCTATATTAGGTTTTACTTTATCATTGTGAAACCACTGCCATGAGAATGTATATGCAGCGGGTCCAAGATACCCCCCAACATATCCCCAATTTCCTCTTAATGGGCTGTTTTTTTTAACCCGTTTATAGCCCTCTTCTAATGCGTGTAGAAATATTGGGTTCTTAGGTGATGAAATAATAAGGCTTTGATGAGGAGTATTTCTACAAACACCAGTTACAAAGTCATCTTCGGGATCAATTACTGAATCTAGACTATTTAAGCAAGTCTGATCAATATCTGAATATATTCCCCCTTTGATATATATAAAACAAAGACGAAAAATGTCTGCTTTCATTGCACCAGCAATTACATCATTATACATTTCTAATACCCATGATTCAAAATGTTCTTTAATAAAATTAATTCTGTCATTGCCATCGAAAAAATAATAATCATAAGTTGGATTTAAATTAATCCATGTATATATGTGTTTTACCATTCTTTTTGGTAAAAAATTTGTTTCATGTGTTTGAACTATATTTCGAGGGATCTTTTGAGTAGTAGATGACTGTAATATTGCTTTTTTATATTTTGGTACTGTATCAAAACTATCTTCTAAATTTTTCTTGCTTGAATTCATTAATATATTATAATATATTGATTACTTTCATACATTTAATATTTAGGTGTTCCTCTTTTAATCGTTTTAATATGTGTCCATTTTATTTCTTTTATTTTATCTTTATGTTTTTGTGAGAATATACTCCAATAAATTTGACATTCTGGTTGTTGATGTTCAATACATTTTTCATATACATTATTAAGTAATTCTTTAATTTCTTCTCTATTAATAAATATTAGTAATCCCGTATTACATATTCTAACATGTTCGCTAAATTCTTTTGTTGTTATAATATTTTTAATAAAATTGTTTGTTTTATTCATGTTTTTTACATATCTTGATTGACCCATCGCTGCTCTAATTTCATGATATACACTCGTTTTATTTGAAGGTGTGTGTCTAATTATTAATGATTTGTCAACATTATTATTTATTAATAATTTTATTTCGTCTATTGAAGCAGAAGACACATTTTCTTTATGATCAAAATATATTATTGTTTTTGCATTTTGAAATTGTGGAAAATCCTCTAAAAATTGTAAAAACTTGATATATTTAGATTGTAATGATGATATTATAGAGTCATTGCTTAATACTTTATTTACATAAACATAATTCCACCCTTTATTTATAATTTCACCTTTTAGTTCCTTATTATTAGTAAAAAAATAACTATTTTTGTTATCAGGAGATCGATGAACTTTTTTGAATTGTTTTCCAAATATACAACTTATAATTAATAAATTATTCATTTATATATCTATATTATTAGATATTTGTATTTTCTGCGTTTTAAATCAAGGTACGTTTTAAATCAAAGGGATGTATAAAAATAAAAGTTTTGCAATGGAAATGTTCATTAAATGTACACATATTGGCACAATATCTGTATGGAAAGATAAAAATGGTTTTAGATTATTCTCTTATCAATATTAAATAACTCATATTTGCAGAATATGATCTAAATCTATATATTTATATGAAATGTTTTTTTGATGTAAAGTTTCGTATATATAATAACTGAATGTAGATCCATTTTTTCCATTTAAATTAAAATTACCAATAAATACATTATTACATTCTTTTGAAATAAGAAAATCTACTATTGCATTTAATTCTCTATATTCAAAACTCTTTTTACTAGTAAAATAGTTGTATTGATTTGTATTCAAAAAATCGATAATCTTGTTATCAAATGAGGATGACAATAAAATTGTTATATCCTTTTTATCAATATATTCCTTTATTAGTTGAATATATTTATTTTCAAGTTTTTTCTTAAAATTCCCTTTTGACATTTTGTTCATTTTAGACCAATGAATTATTGCATCATCTTCTAGTCTTAAGTGGATTAGATTTACTTTATTTGTTAAAATAACATTTGATAGTTGTTTTTTGGATATATCAATAAATTGATTATTATAAAAAATATTAGTCAATATATCTAAAAAATATGGAGTCGGTTCACCAGGGCATTTACCCAAGGATGAATCCCATTTTCCAGCTTTATTTGATGGCCAACCCATTGTGGAACATTTAATATAATTTTTATTTGTATAATCAATATCTTTATCTAAAATTTCTGTATATTTGTCTGTTATAGTATTATTATTTAGTTTATATTTAAACCAAATATATTTTGCAACACCAATACATGGATCTCCTTGAATATTATTAAAATTCGTATTTTTACTTATAAATAATTTGTTATTAACAAAATATTTGTCTTTTACATTTTGTGTTATATCAAAAACATTATCTTGTGTTCCATAAGTTACATTTAACAATTCAAAATCAAAATTTTCCTTATCTACTAATATTAAGTTATATTCTTGTTTAAAAAAAATATTCATTTTGTCTAAATCTAGTATTTTTGAAATATTTTCATATTTATTTTTACTATAATCACATAAAAATTTATCAATAACAATAATCTGACAATTATTTTCAATTGCATGGCTTATCCCATTCAATAAAGCAAATATTTGATTAGTAAATCCCATTGATTTTGTTGAAAAAGATAGATAATACATACTATTATATATAATAACTTATTTATAATAATATTAACTGTTAATGGATAAATTATTACAATGGATTTTAAGACTCGATTAATCAGATATTATGAGCTAAATGCCCCCCAAAAATTATGTGATGTTGATAAATTGGTTCAAAAATATTCATCAAAGGAGAAGGAATTGTTTCGACAATTAACGTTTAAATATGGTCCCGAGGCAAAGCTATCCGAAGCAGAAAGAAAAGCTATTCAAGTACGGAACACAAAAGCGCCAATTGTTAAAGCCCCCAAACAAATGATTGACATAAATGAATGGATGGAATCGTTATTAGATGAGAATGATAAGCATTTATTGAGAGAAATAGAGAATTATTCAGGGAATCAAATTCCACAAAGTATTTTGGATCGTATTTAAATAATATTATTCGCTTAAATTATACAAAACTATGTTATCAAAAAGTGAAAAAAACATGTTTTACTATTTAGGTCTTAGTTTGCTTGTGTTAATTGTATTGGGTGTATTATTTGGAGTATCCAGTGTAAAGGAATCTTTCGGGGGCGGTAAGACACTTGAGCAAAAAACATGCAAAACCGCGGGAGTGCAACACGCCAAATTTCTGGTCGGGCACAAGACGTACCGGAAGTGGAGGGACCCTTTAAAAGACTCTATTGTGACTGAAATCGGGAATAAATGTGCCGACATCGAGCCCGTTGCTCGGACGCACTCCTCGACCCTGTCCCAAAGTATCCAAAGTGGTCGTAGATTTGGTACAGCTGCTGTCGACAAATTTATTCCCGACAAGGAAGACTGGAAATGAGCGTGGCATGAATCAGTGTGCAATAAGCAAAGCAATAGAGAAAAGAAGTAAGTAAGAAGCTCATTGAATACTGCAATGAAGGAAAGAGCTTTTCCATGGCGGAAAGCCAGGCGATGTATGATGTGGCGGCGCTCTTCGCCGGCGAGGCTCACAGCGAAACACGAAAAAACTGGTGTAAGGAAGCGGTAAAAAATAAGGTCTTTACCTCAAAACATCCAAAAGCATGCACATAGATCTTGTACACCAGAAGCAAATTGAATAAAACATTAATTTTATTCAATTTTCTTTCTCTTTAGAGCTAATTCTTCCATAAAACTTAATTTATTTTTATTCTGATTATTTAAATTAATTTTTTTCAATTTTATTGGTTCTTTTTTCTCTAAATAAGCAGAATTTCTTTTTAGTCTTGCTATTAAAGTATTATTTTTTTCCTGATTTATCATATCAGATAATTTCTCTCGAACACTTGATAACCATTGCATTTTTTCACCAGTATCATCATGTTCAAACTTTTCCGGCATACAAGCATAGAGTGCTCTCATTTCAATTAGATCAAGACCTGTAAATGAGTATTTAAACCTGAGATCCGCTAAATGAATTGGAGCAATTTCATTTGGATTCATATGTACAAGCCATAATACTCTATTTCTCATTAAACGAACGGCTAATTCCTTTTTCAAACCTTTTTCCATTAAAATATCGACTGATGCACCGGAATATATATTGTTGGGGATAATATTTCTTTGTACTTCAAGTGCTTCAATATTTTTCAAAAAATTGTCATTCTTCCAAGCTTCTTCTTTTTCTTTTTCTTCTTCAATATATTTTGGGTGATTTTTTATGAATTCATCCCAGCGTTCCACCTCTTTTATGTTTTCATAAGAATCAGATTCAGAAGCATTTTTTAATGCTTTAGTCAAATATTCTTTAGCGGTTTCATATGATACCATCTCAGAAAGAGGTTTAATACCGGCATTATTCAGTTGTGATTTTAGCACTTCTATTTGTTCAAGAAGAGATTCATCATTAACTACATATGATGTTGAATTAATACTTCCAGTTTTTAAAATTTCTTTTTGTTGAAATCCTCTTTTTGCTTCTTTTGCTTGTTTCTTTTTTCGAAGATTTTCTAAATGTATTTCTCGATTAAGACCTTTCCTACGGTGTAATAAAGAACTCGATGTTTTAGCTTGATTTGGATTTTGTGAAAATATTTTACCCAAAGCAATATTTGAATAGCTCTCTACATCTTTCATAATAAAGAGTATATTTTAATATATTCGAAACTTATTTTAAAATATAACAAAAGGTAAGACACAATGAGTATGCACAAAGACCTATTAAATAGACGTAAATGTTTACACATTTATTTAAATGGGATGCAATCACCCGATAATATTTGTGATTATAGATATGGTAGTATCTTAAATACTGAAAAATGTATTACTGAAGATAATAATCCAGTAATATATGAAAATGATACACAATCAATATCGGAATTGAGAATGAATTTTAAAGAAAATACAGTTTTAAATAGAAATATACTTGAATCAATTGATGAAACTTCTAATGAATTAGATTTTGATTTTAACCCAGTCTATGAAATATACAATCCTAATTCAAAAAATCAACATAAAGATTTAACTTCATATGGAGATGATAACACAAAGGAGCGATATACAGAAGGGAATGAATTTTGGAAGAATCCAAATGAAAAAAATACTGAAAATGAAAAAACTGATAACAGTAATAATTTTACAAAATCAGCTTATAAAAGGGGTAAGGATTTTTGGAATAATTTAAACCGGAAAATTGAGTTTAAATAATTATTACTGACTGGAACCAACATTTGCGGAATAAATACGAGACTTATATTCATCCAGTTCTTGCTGGTATCGTGATTTATCATCTTCTGCTAGTTTATTAAATTCAATTTTCTTTTCTTCACTAAGCGCCCGCCATTCGCCAGCCATTTTCTTAATAATATCTGAAAATGTTGCCGATTTTGGTAAAGAACCCTTTACTCTAGCTCGATTCTTTTCACAATACAACATGTAACCCGACTTTGGTTTTTTAGGGTGATTCTTATCTTTGAATTTCTTGATTCGAATAGAATCGTCGATATATTTATTACATAGTTCTTCATAACGTTCCGGTTGTCCAAGATCATACGCAACTCTTTCAATTAGCTTCATGCTTTGGGAGCGGGATGTTTCCATAATATTGCGCATAGCCAAGTAGTATTCTTGGTGAGCCATCTCTTGTATACTTTATTATAGTGAGTAGGCCTTATACTCTAAAAGCATTTTTGTACATACCGAAAATATAATCAACTGGCAGTTTCAAATTATCAGAAACATTAACAATTTCTGAAACCATTTCTTCATTCTCTTTTTTATATTCAGCATTTTTTCCAAATACAAGATTATGAGTATAAGCCCATGGTGTTGCTTCGGTTTCAATAACAGTTAAATTTTGTTTTTCAGATTTATTGTAATTTTTTAACATTTTCAAATTAACATTTGTGTCTGAAATATTGCATATTTTATAATATAAATCTAATAAATTTTCCTGTAAATCAGAACGAATTATTAACATATCACCATTCATTGTAACTTTGTATCCATTTGTCATATTTTTTAACCATTCTCCATCATCAGATGATTTAACATTAACTTCAATATAATCAATTCTATCTAAAAGTTCTTTGTATTTAGAATTTTTTTGTTTGATTTCATCAATATTTTCATTTTTTGAGATAACATCAATATTATTTATCTCAAACTTAACAATTTGTAGTAAAATATTGATTTCATCGAAAATTGTATTCAAAATAGTCATTTCATGATTATAAAAATTTCTTGTTTTTAATTGACTAATTATATCTTTGTAATAATACAAATATATACCCCATTTTCTGGAATCAGCTAATTTTTCTCTTCTTATTTTGGATAAATTCTTTTGCATTATTTCTAAAGATTCTTTAACACTGTTTTCTGGAGTTATGTTTTGTAAATTGTTAAGATTTCTAATTAATTTTGGTATTTCTATATTATTTACAAGCTTATCAAGTTTTGAATTATACAATAGACTATCGTTATTTTCTTGAATAGTTGCATTTTCATCCAATAGTATATTATAGTCTGGAAAATTAAAAAATAATAAATGTTTATATTTTCCAAGAATTTTTTGATTTTTTTCTGATAAAGAAGGAATTTCTTTTATATTATATGTAAAAGGGTTTATAGGATCATCGTTATCTTTATATGATTCAGTATCTATACTTTCACGCAAATAATCGAGTTCAAGCACATGTCTACAACATAAAACACTTTCTTTCATAATTTCACATTTCAATTTTGGACTATCTGATAATATTACACCCATTAATGATAGTGAATAAAAATGATTCAGATATTAGTCAAATTTAATAATAATAGAAATATGACTAGTAAATTGAAGGATATTTTAAATGACCATAAAGTACCTTTATTACATGGTACACATGGATCTGGAAAAACAACATTAGTCAGAAAAACATTTAAAGAATGTTATTTTCATCTGTATTGTCCATTAGAACCAAATGAATGGACATATATGATTGATGGAATATCTAATAATCCAAAGCAAGTTGTGATTGTTGATAATTTAGAAGCAGCTGATTCTGCAACTGTCAAACAAATCAATCAATTTCTTAATAAGAAAAAGAAAAGCACTACTCTTATTCTGATTTGTGTAGATCCTTATATGAATCATTTAAGAACTTTAAGAAGTAAATTACAATTGGTTAGAATGCATACTATCAATAATGCAAATGCTATAATAAAAGCAGAAGAAATGGGAGCATCAAAAGAGGTTTTATCGTACATCGCAAAAAATGGTATTAGCGATTATCGATTATTAGAGAATTTAGCAATACACGGGGGCTTAGCATATGATTCTGATACAAATATTGCAATTCGGAATCCATTTAAAGCATTTAGTTGGTTACTTGGACAAAAGAATAAAGCTAATTTAGAATCAGTTGTCGAAGACAATCCATATTTCTATTCTTGCGGAATATTTACAAATTATACAAAAGTGTCTAATAATATTTATAATCTACAAAAATACTCAAAATATTTATCTGATATAGACCATTTGGGTTTTGATGTATCTAATATTCAGAATACTTTATTATCAAAATTGAGTAAACTCAAACAAGTTTATAAGCCATATATGATTCAATTCCCAAAATTTAATGTAAATTCAAAACAATTGGATATAAGATTATGGAAAACTATTGAACATAGAGATTCTTTGTATAATTTGATAAGACATATCAATAAGAACAAGAAACAAAAAGAAACATTGGATTTGTTACAAAATTGTATAAAATATTACAAGATTAATCAAGATATTACAGAAAAGGCTTTACAAGTATTAGGTGATACTAAAAAACCAAAGTTAAGAGTCCACATGAAGAAACTCTTTAGTTAGGTAATATTTGTGAATCCATACAAATAGACCAATAAACACGTCAAGCAATAGAACAATATACGCATTTTTTTCTCCTTTAAATGCGTATATTGAATATAGAATAAATAACATACCATGAATTGGACGATATGAATTCCACCAAATCTTTCCACCAGCTTCTATACCATTTTTTCTTAAATCGAACAAATATAATGATACAAAAGCTAACCCAAGTATCAATGCTGGAATTGAAGACAGTTTCAACTCTTTGATTGATAAATTTTTTGCAATTAGTGCTATAATCAGTCTTAATCCTAAACATAATATTAAAAAAGCAAGGGCTCTTTTCATTAATAATTACATGATTTTTAATTGAGTCTCTAAGTTGTTCTCTAATTCTGTAATTCCTATATTTCTAAAGTTAAATTTTTCTCCAAATATGTCATAATCTCCAACACAAATATTCATAATTTTTTTACAAACCATCTTTTCTCCCTCTTTTAGACTAAATACATTTTCATCTGTAAAGAAGATATGATTACCATATTTATCCTTAATTTCAACAATAATATTCAAGTAATCTAAATAACTTTGATTTGCCATACATTCGTTTCTCTTGCTAATAATTTCATATTCTAAGTCATATCCGTAATTTTCAAATAATCCCTTTAAACAATTAAAAGAATATTCCATTTTTTGTAATTCTAATTCATATTCATTTAAAGTTGTATATTCAAAATTAATCATTTTTTTTACTAAAAACAATAAAAAAAACAAAAAAACGATTAAAAATAATGAAAAATAAATAAAAAACGATTAAAAATAATGAAAAATAAATAAAAAACGATTAAAAATAATGAAAAATAAATAAAAAACGATTAAAAATAATGAAAAATAAATAAAAAACGATTAAAAATAGTGAAAAATAGTGAAAAATAATTAAAAATACTAAAATTAATTAATAGTTTCATCTATTAATCCATTCCAGAATTTGCATGGAGTTCCACGAAAGTGCGAATAATTTCTACTGCCACCGCCGTCTTTCATTCCACTATCTAAAATTACATTTCCGTTTTCTATAGAAGATTTGACTTTTTCAAAATCGATTATATTTCCAAAGGAAATCGATTCATAAAATCCTTTTGAATCTTTATTTAATATATAAAATCCTAAAACCCCGAATTTGTTGCTAATAGTGGTTTCTAATGTTTCTTGTTTCCATATAGCGATTGGGAAAATTCCGTGATGATTTTTAACAAATTCTGGAAATTTGTCTTTAACCGCTTGTTCGCGTTTATCTTCAAGAAACGAATATTCAATTAGAAGATTATTTTCTGTATCAAATAGCATCCTTTGTCCGCAATGATTAAATTCAGTACCATATTTTGGAAAACATGTTCCAGACCAAGAATATCTATTATTTTTTTGAGGGTTAGGTGTTCCAAATGTTTGTAGAAATACTTTTCTACTAATATTATCGCAAGGCATTCCATGTTTTATCTTAAGTAATTCTTCTTTAGTTTGTGGTATTGTTACGGAGTTTTCTTTCAGTCTTTTGATAAGTTCCGTTTTCTTTCCGGTGTGTGGTAGGTTGTGTTTTTTTAATAATGATTGTAGAACAGGGTTTTTATTAGCAGAGAGAGTCGATGGAGTAAATAGGTATACTGATGCACTTAAATCGAATAATGTAATTTTTGCAGCCTCTTTCTTCTGTTCGAAACCCCATTTATCTGGAGAATTATCTGAATTAGGTGTAATTCCCATACATTTTTCAGCAAAATGTCCTTCTGCGCCGTCATGTTTTGAGGTGTTCTTTTGAAATTTTTTTCCTTTCAGTTCGGATCGAAAAAGCTTGATTATTTCTTTTTTGATTTCTTCTTTAGTTTTATAGTCACTCATGGTGTGTAATATTACTTAAGATTAAGTTTAAGTTGTTTTTATTCACCCGTATATAATAATTTTTATAATCATTTTTATAATTAGTTTGAAAACAAAAATGATTAAGATTAATCGTATATGTATAAATAAACAGTATATATGGGTGAAGACCAGCTAAATGGATTAGATTTGTTTTGTGGTTGTGGAGGTATGTCGAATGGATTAGAACAAGCAGGTATTAATATTATAGGTGCTATTGATATTTGGGATAAAGCCGTGGAAAGTTACAATATGAATTATAGTCATAAAGCATACTGTCATGATTTAACAAAATTACCACCAGAAGAATATAATAAACTGTACAATCAATCAAATAAACGAATTGATATTATTGTTGGTGGTCCACCGTGCCAATCATTTTCTATTGCCGGAAAAAGGGACAAGAACGATCCTCGAAATTCCTTATTTATGGAGTATGTAAAATATTTGGACTATTATAATCCAAAAGGATTTATTATGGAAAATGTGATTGGAATGTTATCAAAAAAGACAGAGGCAGGCGAGAAAGTAATAGATATAATTATGAGTCACTTAGAGAAGAATTATCGTTGTATTATTACAAAATTATATGCAAGCGATTATGAAGTTCCCCAAAATAGAAGAAGAGTAATCATATTTGGTATTCGTAAAGATTTGAATATTGAGCCTACTGAACCAGAAAAAATTATCAAAAATAAAGAAGATAGAATTCCAGTAAAAACCGTATTGGAGAGTGTTGATGTGGTTGATTCCAAATACTATTTGAGTGATAGAGCGATTGAAGGTATTAAGAAAAAGAAGGCGCGTTCAAAAGAACGGGGAGTTGGATTTGGTGCCCAGTTTCTGGATTTGAATAAGCCATCTTATACTATACCCGCAAGATATTGGAAAGACGGGTATGATGCGTTAGTTAAATATAGTGATAATAAAATTCGTAGATTGACTATTACGGAATTGAAAAGAATACAAAGTTTTCCAGATGAGTATGTATTATGTGGTTCAAAGAAAGACACAATTATGCAAATTGGTAATGCGGTAGCTTGTCGTTTTGCATTTTATTTAGGAAAACATGTGAAAGATATGCTTGTAGATACTTAAGATATATAATTGGAAGTATTAGTGTAATTTATTTCTTAGATCTTTTTGTGACTTAAAATAAAAAACAATAAAAATACTAAAATAATTGCCTAGACAAGGAATCGAACCTTGATTTTCTGTGCCGTTTGTAAGCTATTGTTTTTTGCTAACACAAACAGAGGACTTAACCATTAGTCGATCTGGGCATACAAATACATATTGTTATATGATATACATTTTAGACGCATATTTCGAAATTTAAAATTTTGGTAGAGATTTCAATCATTAATGAATTAATTATGCCAATATATACAGATTATGATGAGTGGTCTAAAAATCTTTGGCCTTGTGATATAATTCTTTTTACAAAAAAACGTGTGAATAATTGTATAAACTTTTGTAAACCAAATGGTTTAGGATTACATTCAGAATGGGTACATGTTGGTGTGGTTTGTCCGACTAATTTCATAGATTTTGAAAATAAAGATGTAAATGAAACATATATATTAGAGTCAAAAATATATGGGTCACGAGGAATAAAGGATATCCGTACTAATAAATTGAAAGGTGGATTACAAATTAGAAATTTAAGAGAAATAGCATCAAAAAATCTAAAAAAAGATTATGCAATAGCTTGTTATAAAATCAGGTATAATAAATTCAAATATAGTCTTGAAGAAGAAAGAAATTTAAGTAAAGAAGAATTGGAAAAATATTTAGAAAATAATTTTAAGGCAGCTTCTTTAAGATATATATGGAAAAATTGGCAAAGTTCTTCATATGATTGGTTAAATTGCTATACTGCCCCAGGTTTTCATAACTCTGATTGTATTACACAAAAAAACAAAAGATTATTTTGTTCAGAATTTGTTATAAATTTATATCAGAAAATATCAATAATTGATAGTGGATTAGAGAGTGATTTTATTGGTCCACAAGAACTTGGGGATTGGATTGGTGATATAATGGGAGATTCACCATTTTCTCCAGATTGTTATTTATTAAAGAAGAAACCCGAATTGAATAGGCAAAATACAATACATTCAAAAGCAAAAACATTTTTCATTAAATGTTATTGGTATTGGGTTGTTTTTTCTGGATGTGGGACTAGCAAATATAACGGGAGTGGAGAAGCTGGATATTAAAAATTTTTTCTTCAAAAAAATGATTATCAAAATGTTATTTAAGGTTATACTCATTAATATATAATAATCATGTGTCGCCAAAATACTATTATTTCTGTAATGGAATCTGCGTTTTACAACAATAGTACCCAAGTAGTTCACCGCTCCTAATAAATTACCTCATCATTATGCCGCAGTTGTAATATCAGGAAAGCCGATAAGTATTGGAGTTAGTGGATTAGCAGGATGTTCGAAAATATGCAAACCTGCCGTAACAAGACATGCCGAAATGGATGCGATTAATAAAATAAAAGATAAGAGTCGTTTAAGAAAAGCAAGTATTTGGAGTGTCAGATGGAAGAAAGTTAATAATGAATGGGTTCTTGGAAATGCAAAGCCGTGTAAATATTGTAGAAGTTTGATGATAAGATGGGGAATTAAGCATGTGTATTATAGTGATGATAACGGTGTCATTCAGAAGGAGAATATAAATAATATGCAAAGCAAATTAACGAGTGGAAGTGTAATCCATTTGCGTTCAAATCTTGGTTACAAGGATATTTCGTTTCAACGCCCAATATGTTATAATTGTAAATTATAAAAAATAATAAAACATAAATTATATAAAGATGGCTAAAGATAGTGTTCTTTTATTAGGCGTTTTAGTTTTTGTATTGGCTGTACTTGGATTTTTTTCTTGTGGTTCAAAAGTAATTTCTCCGTCAAGAATTGTAACAAAAGAGACTTTAGTGGGTAAAGCACCTAAAGACTTATGTGTAAAAAGAGATAATGATGAAGAGAAATTACAAAGAAGTATGTATAGATCTCATTTTAAATATGACTAAGTTTATATTTAGTTGAATTAAATAAAAACAGAATTTAACTATTTCTTATAATAATGGAAACGCAAGTAGATAGCGCCTTATTTTTTTATTTAAATCATGTATATGAAAATAGTGGGAGCGAAGATGTTCCAAATGAAGAAGAAATAATAAACACAGTCAAAGAATTAATTAGTAATGGTAGTAATGTGAATTTTATATATTTGAAAGAGAGTCCATTATTTATTGCTGTTAAATTATTGATATATCCCCAATTAATAGAATTATTATTGGAACAAGGTGCTAATATTGAACATACAAAAATTGAAAATGAAAAAGAATGGGATGTTTTTCTTGTTGCATTCATGGAAAAGTTTGATTTAATACAATTTGATTTATATAAACCAACTCTACCAATATGGTTAAATAGAATTGATCCAAATGATTCTTCTACTACAAAATTTGAGAAAATCAATAGCAATCATAAATTAATAGATAAACATTTAGAGGTTGTAAATAAAATTCTCAGCGAACATCACAAAAAAGTAGTAAGAACCAATAGTCCTACAACAATTAGCGGTCATGGTGGAATTTTACATACAAAAATTGCGGAATATAGTGCACCAACTTTTCCTTATTACAAAAAAACTGGCGGATATTCCAAAACTAAAAGATTTTTTCCTTCTAGTTTACAAGCTAAACTAATTGAAAAAGCTTCTAAAGCAAAATCTACACTTGTAAATAGCTTACCATATTCTACAATAAGTAAATTGAATCCACTTGCAAAAAAAGAACATAAAGATATTATATTTTTTAGAAATAGACTTGAAAAAAGTTTAAAAAATACAAGCAATACTTTAGAATTTAATTTGGATGCATTAGATATTAGTAGAATAAATGAATTGTATTCATTACCACATAATCCTGGAAAACTAAAATATGTTACTGAAGGCACATTTAATGGTATATTCATAACCAAAAACAAACAATTCGCTTATAGGATAAATATAGATCCTATTGATTCTGAATCAGATGAAGCCAAAGAATTAATGGCAGAAGCTTTATTAACAATTCACTTAGCTAATTTAGGAATTGCTCCAAGAGTCATTGATTGTTATTTTGCAAAAAATGATAAAAAATCTGGAGAAAACACATATCTTGTATCTGTAAGTGAATTTTCAAAGAACGGTTCTTTAACAACATTTCTTCAATCGAAATCATGTACTCCAGAAATGATACCAAGACTTGTTGAAAAATCTATTGAACTTTATAGCAAGATGATAGAAAATAAGGTTTTTTGTATTGATGTTAAATCGGATAATATGCTTGTTTCAAATAATCTAGAACTATATCTTATTGATTTTGATGATCAATTTTGTTCTAAATTTAAAAATATGATATTAAACGGGAAACATATATTCTCTAAAACAAGTAGATTCATTCAAAAACTACCTTTCTCATCCGGAAATAGTGAAGAAATTACAAATCGAGGATTTTTTTGTTTAAATATTCTTCAAGTTGGTGTTGTATGTATGAGACATGGGGGTGAAGAAATGGATGAGAATAACAAATTACTACTTTATGCAAGAACATTAGTTGATAATATTGATATTGCAAAAGACTTACAATCAATGGTTGCTTGTGCCGCAACAAAAGTTAGTAATGATTATACAGCTTATCATATTTTAAGACATTATCTTGTTGGTGACCCAGTAACTACAGAATTCGATAAGGTTGGTTCTTATAAATTTGCTGGTTATAATATTAGTAATGATCCTGTTACAATAATTCTTGCATCTTACTTTTGGGTTATGTATGACAAAGATTTGGCAATAAATTATTTATTAAAGACTTCAAAAGTCCCCAATTTATTGAAAGTCGATATTAAAATAGCAAAAATACTTGTTAACAAAAAGGGTTAAATCATTATTCTGAGAATATTATTAAAATCTGAAAATATTATTAAAAACTTATTATAATTATGAGTCTTGGCTTTATTGTATTAAGACATGTAAATAACGAATTAACAAATAAATATTGGATAAAATGTTATGATTGTATAAGAAAACATTATCCAGAAAATGAAATTATTATTATAGATGACAACAGTAATTACGAATTTATAACACATAAAGATTTATATAAAACTTTAATCATTAATAGTGAATATCATCAAAGAGGAGAATTATTACCATATTATTATTATTTACGTAATAAACTATTTGATACTGCTATTATACTTCATGATTCAGTTTTTTTAATGAAACCGATAGATTCTAAAATTATTGAAAACATCAAAACATTTAGATTTTTATGGCATTTTCAACCACACGTCCCCGTCGATAAGGAGAGGTACACATCTATATTAAGGCCAAAAACCCTCGGAGGAAAACAAAAACAACTACAAATGATAAATTTATATAATGATAAAGGGCTTACAGATTTTTTTGACCTTCAACTTTGGAATGGTTGTTTTGGAGGAATGTCTATTATTAGTCAAACATTTTTAGTTGATCTAAATAATAAATACGATTTGAGTAAATTTTTAGATGTTATATTTAATCGTGCTGATCGCGAGTGTTTTGAAAGAGTATTTGGTTGTTTATTGATCTATTTTGAATTCTGTTTTTTAAATTATAATATAAAAATACCAACATTAGGATCAGCACCTAGTTGTGCAAGAAAAAAAGCTATAAAAAAATGTAGACACAATTTTACAAAATATGTGCCAGCATCAAATTCAATATTTGGAAACATTATGGATTATCCGAAGAATGTAATAAATATTAAAAATGAAGAAACTAAAGTCCCTCCACCCTGGCGATTTACATTCGAAAATTGTTGGGAATGTAGTGACTTTTTACCAATAATTAAGATTTGGTCTGGAAGATAATCTATTTCAAAATCCTCTACACTTTTTAACAATTCATAATTTGTTTTATTGAATTGTTAAAACAATCAATGTCTGATTCTTGATTGTTACCCAAATGATTCCATTCTTTTGGGTTTTTTGTATTATATTCATATGACCAACCAAAATCACATAAGCGTATTTTTCCGTCTTTTACTAAAATTTCGACTGGTTTTATATCATTATGAATACAATTATATTCTTTCAAAGTATTCATAATATGATCTCTTTGTAATTCCCAATCACTTGGTAGTGTTTCTTTAGTAATTGGTTCTCCCCAATATCTGGTTCTAATAATTTTATCTTTTCCATTTTTTTCATAAGACAATAACTCAACCGCTATATCTGTATCTTTTAGTATTTTTAACCATTTTATCTCATTTTCATACATAAATGTTCCAGACCTTCTATAATATGGTCTTTTAACTACAATATTATCTTCGTAAAGTTTTACACAGCCAATGTAATCCTTTTTCAATATTCTAAAATTTTTTGTTTTATCCATATTTATAATAATTGTTAATAATATGTCAAAAAGATTGTCATATTATTGGAAGGGGGATACTACAAATAATCCAAGGTCGCGTTTTAAACAAATTAATTCGGGTAGCTGGAATATAACTGGAAATGTTATTTCTGAAAATGAATCAAATCCGCCACCAAATGTCCATGAACATAATTTGGAAAATGTATCTGATAGAGAATCTGAACCGGTTGTACAAAACAAATGGTCTAGATTAATGAATGGTGTTTGGAATCTTTTTAATTTTACCAAAAAATCACCAAAAAGTACTTTTGAGTCTTCTAATGATTTTGATTTAGAGGAATTAGAAGATTTAAGTAAACTAAGAGACATCGACTATTTAGAACAATATGAACACCCAGTTTATGATGATTCTGAAACTCCAATTTATGATGAATATGAACCCCCAGTTTTGGATGAATATAAAAATGAAATAAGTATCAAGAAAACTGAATTATTAAATCGAATTGATGATATTGTACAACAAAACGAAAACGAAACAAGAGGAGGTACAACAAACCGGATACAATTAGAAGATAAATCAGACAAGGATGAATTTCTTATTCCAAAAAAAGATGAAGAATATGCAGCTATATATGGAGACGATTTCGTATATACACAACATGAAAGAGATAATAATGAATATAATCCAAACACAGGAATAAATGACTTGCTTGAAATAGACTTATTGAATAAGTGGAGATATGGAGATGACAATTCAGAAGCATATAATACAGAAGTATTAAATACACATAAGGAACTTGTTGAAAGTATTGGAGAAAAAAATACAGCAGACTTGATTGATTTTTTATCCGAAACTGGAGAGGATTTTGAAACTAATGAATCAGCCCTAGAAGAAGAAGAAGATAATGAAGAGACTCTTGACGATCTGCGCCACAAAGCCAGCGAAAATAATAGACAATCTCGTTATGCATTAAGAAAACATAAAAAAGTAAAATATACCTAAAAAATAATAGACAATAAAGTTAATATGAATATTAACGAAATTCTTTCATCTATATTATTAATTATTGTATTATCTGTATTTTTTATTACTTTAAAAAATAATACAAATGAGCCATTTTTGCAGTCTTGTGGAACCAGTTTTAGTCAGCAAACAGATAACTGTGGGCGTCACAAGTCAAAACAGCATTGTGATAATAGATGGCAAAGTGCCGCGCATACTGGTGGAAAAGGTCCATTAAAATGCGTATGGTCCGAAAGCAGCAACAAGTGTAAGAAAGACGATCCGTGTAGCACCGAACATGCATCAGCGATGGATGCCGCGCGCACCGAGGCAGACAGATTGGCTCGTGAAGCAGAAGAAGCGGCGGAGCTTACGCGCATAGCAGAAGAAAAGGAAATTGCAAAAAATGCGGCATGCGGACCAATAGACAATGCGCAATATGATACACCAGATTGGTCTTATGGTGGTGTTATACAACCTTGTCCAAATTATATCGATCCTGCTATTGAGGAACAAAACAAGGAAAATGAAAAAAATAGAATATGTGGACCCGCAAACATTACACAATATATTACACCAAATTGGTCTTATGATAATGTTATAGAACCTTGTCCAAATTATATCGATCCTGCTATTGAGGAACAAAACAAGGAAAATGAAAGGATTAGAATATGTGGTTCAACAATCAGTCAATCTAATACAAAAGAGTGGTCTTATAATGGCGTTATACAAGGAGAATGTGAAAATTATAGCGAACCAATTTCAAATCCAACACAACCAGAACCTATAAATTATAGTACTCAACATTTAAGAATATCTCCGACTCATGTATTTGTAACTAATTCTATAGAACAATAATTTTTAAAATTTTGAACATATTTTTTTGATTCCGGATTGACCATCTAATATAGAATACTCAACTTGTTTACGAAGTTTTATGTTAATTGCTTTGTCATCAGAAATTGGTTTTGTTTTTTCTTCCCATAATTTTTTTATAACTTCGTTAGTACTTTCTCTGAAATCAGTTCCATATTCAGATTCAAGTCTATCAACCAAATTTACAACAAGATTTTCAATACCCTCTTTTTTATTCATAGTTTGCCATTCTTCGCCATTAAATGTTTGTAAATGAGGTAATTTCTTATTTGGAATCTTTACATTATGATTTTCTGGATGTTCTTTATCAAAATGAATCTTTTTTAGCATTTCTGGAATACACGTATTAACATTTCTCATCAATTTTAATATATCATTTTGTATATAATCCCAGTTTTCTTTACCATATGGATTAGTAGTTCCCAAGTTAAGATTTATTGGCATGTTAATAGTTGTATTGTTTATAACATTATCACAGTTTGTTCTATTTTCATTTAATGCAAAAGGTAATAGCTTTTCTAATTTTGTAAAACGTTGTTCTAATTCATAATATTTTTCACTAAGCTCCATATATTTGGCCTTATATACATCATTACAAGGAAGATTGCTATTTTGATTTATAATGTGTCTATTTGTTTGAAGATGTCTAATATATTTACTTTCTCGGTCAAAAAAAGCATTACACACTGTACATGCGTATTTCTTGTTTTCACAATTAGTCATTAATAATTAACATAAAGATTATTTCTTATTAATGCTTTTATAATTATAAATTTTTAATATACAGCTAATTTTTAAAATGAAACATCAACATAATATGTACGATTTATTTGGATTAACTGTTACCGGAATAATAAGTGGTTTGTTTGCGGGTTTTGTAGGTGCAGGAGCAGAAATTCTTATTGTACCACTTCTAACTTTATTTAGTATTTTCGATTCGATAAAGCTAAGAATAGGAACATCACTATTTATGCTTTTACCACCAATAGGCATATTTGCTGTAAGAGAATTTTACAAAAAAGGATTTGTTGATATTACTTATGCTATTTATTTAGCTGTTGTTTTTACACTTTTTTCTTATTTATCATCACTTTATAGTGTAAATATTGATGATTCAATTATAAATATCATATTTTCTGTATTTACAATAATTGCCGGAATTTATATGTTAATTACCCATTAAATATATACACATTTTCAATAATACAAAAAAAAACATATAAAAACAACGAATAATAAAAAAAAACAATTAAAAATAATAAAAAAAATGATAAAAAAAATTAAAAACAATTAAAAACAATTAAAAACAATTAAAAACAATTAAAAATAGCAAAAAAAATAAAAAATGATTATGATTTTACTAATAAGTTGTAATATATAACAGAATTAAATTTATAAAAATCGAAAAATGGTTGTAAATAAACATATCGATGACGTGTTCGCATTATTTGCACTCATCCTAATGGGTTGTATGATTTCATTTGTGATAGTGATTCTCAACATTATCAATGATAATTTAAATGATGGATGTATGTGTTCTTATTACAATTGGATTCCTACAAATAATAATCAACATCTAACAATAACGAAAGAATTCTCCAATATCTTTGGTGTGTATGGTACAACGACTTATTATAGAGGAGGTTTGTGTCAATATTGGTGTTAAGGATTAGAAAAGGGGTTAGCTCTTTTTTTACTTCAAATTTAGATTTTATATTATTATAATTGTGATACACATAGATTTGAATATGTAAATAATACAGTTCGTGTTAATTAATAAGGAGTGTATCGTTCGTGTGATTACCACCCCATTAATTAATTGAGTAATTACTATATTGGTCGTTTCCATTTAGAAACCAAAATGAACATTGGTATGTATATGCCCAAAAAAAAGTTTTTTTTTTTTAATAAAAAATTATAATGTTAGTGTTTCTGATAACATAGGGTGTTTTTCAGGGTTTGTGATTTTGTATAATTAGGGGGTATTATTCTCATCATTTTGTAATTTTTGGAATCTCTCTAATTTTCATATTCTTAGAGACTTCTTGTTTTCTTCTTTTTTTTTTTTTCTAGAACTAAAATAAAAAAGAAAAACACCCCCTCAATAAAATCTGGACCTTTTTGGGTCCAAAATTTTCAAAAATCGAAAATTTGTCAGCCAGAAAAGGAAAAATATGAGAGAAAATTCAAAAACCATCTATGTACTAAAAGGTCCAAAAAAAGTACATCTCTAAAAATCCCAACTATTAGAGGGAAATATGAATAATATAAAGTATTAAGAAAAATATTGGAAAAACAACAAATTTTCCAATGAAAATGGTTTAATATAAAAAAAATAGGTATATTTGAGAAAAAAAAAATTTTTGTCAAAAAAAAAATGATTCATGATTAGTACTAAACTGTATTAGACGATTATAAATAGATATCATGACTTCTCAAAAAGTAATTAAACCCAGCAACTTTTCTGCCAATGAAATTACTTATGGTGATGTTCGTCCTATGGGAACTACGGGTGCTAAGCAGTGTTATGTAAATTATGAAGGAAAGAGTGAACCGATTATGCTTCATACACCGAAGATGCGACTTCCTTATGGTATTGGTAAGTATATCGAAGAAGGTAAGCCTACAAAATATTCTTTGGACATGTCGTTTAGTGGAATGGATGACGATCCAAAGATTAAGGAATTTTATGAAGCTTTGAATAGTTTGGATGAAAAGATTATTGCTGATACTAAGAAGAATTCTCTACAATGGTTGCGAAAGAAGACTGTATCTGAAGATGTGGCTCGTACTTTGTATACCCCATCTATTAAAGTGGCTAAGGATAAGGAAACTGGAGAAGTAACGGATAAGTATCCGCCAACTTTCAAGGCTAAGATTCCGTGTTGGGACGATAATTTCACATGTACTGTATGGGATCATGAAAGAAATAAGATTGAGGGTGATTTTACAGAACAAGTATCAAAGGGTCAATCTGTAGTTGCAATTGTAAAATGTGCACGTGTATGGTTTGCAAGTGGTAAGTATGGTGTAACTTGGCAGGTAGATCAATTGAAGCTTGACAAGCCAAAGGCACTAACAGGTTATGCGTTCACGGAGGACAGCGATGATGAAGAAGACCTATAAAAATTCAAAATTATAAAAATCAAAAAAGAATATGTGTGTTAGTTTCTAACATGTGATAAAATTAAAGTGCGTTTTTTTTTGGAAAGAAAAGAGCATAAACAATTCATGAATAATCCTTTATAAGGATGGATTCTACAGATGAATTCGAAAGTTATTCTGTTTATATTGTAACGATTCAATCGATAATAATAAAGTTTTTGACGGAAGCAATAAAGGATATATTACCGGATACTAATATTGAGGTTAGTCAAGAAGGTGTAAGGATTTTATCAATGGATCCAACGCATACTACATTAGTACACATGAATTTACAGAATACAAATTTTGAAAAGTTTCACTGTACTCATCAACAAATTATTGGGGTAAATATGATAAATTTGTTCAAATTGATAAAGACAATAACAAACAATGACACATTAGCATTATTTGTTCATAAGAATGATATGAATCATTTAGGAGTAAAGATAGAGAATTCTTCTAGGAAAGCATCGACTACATTCAAATTAAACTTAATGGATTTGAATAATGGAAATATAAAAATACCACCTGCCCAATTTTCATCAGTAATAACAATGAAATCAACTGATTTTCAAAAGATATGTCGAGATATGGTAAATATTTCGGATGAGATTGAAATAAAAGCTGTTGATAATAGTCTAATATTAACATGTAAGGGTGAGTTTGCGGAACAAGAAACTGTAATTGGTGAATGTTCATCTAATGGAATATCTTTTTGTCAAAATAATCCGGGTTCGGATACTGAAATAATACAAGGTATATTTTCATTGAAATATCTGACCCTGTTTGCAAAATGTACTAATTTGTGTCCATCGATTCAAATATATTTGAAAAATGATTATCCTTTAATAGTTTGTTATAGTGTTGGTAGTTTGGGAGAAATTAAGATGTGTCTTGCACCAAAACATTCATCGTCATAAATAATAATTTTAGTTTAAATTTTTTATATTATATAGTTATACAATGGCGATTGCAAGTGCTCTCTCAAGTGTTATAGGTTCGGGCGTTGAAGGATTTGAAGCTTCAAAAAGAAGCAAATACCCCGGGTACACAGTACCCAAATCATGGATAAACTTTGTAGTTTTCCTTATCATGTTATTAGCGGTTGCCTTTTTTGGCAAAGTTATGTGGAACGAACTTCTTGCTAAGTTCATTACAGTATTGAAACCTCTTCCATCTGTATTCCACGTAGTTGCCATGTACATCGCTCTTGACATATTTTTTGGAAGTTCGTAAATTTAGTTATAAACTCCATTAATATCATCGAAAAAATAAGACCTTAGTGTTTGAATTTCGTTATCAGGTATTCGTTTTTTATCAAATATTGAGAAATCACCATGTGTTAACATATGATGTATAAACGCAAGGCAATACACACCACATTCGGTATTTCCATGCTGATGTCTTGTTTTGTTAATTCTAACAGAAACTTTGGGTATATGTAAATATTCAGCACCTTCTAAAGAAAATCGATTAATAAGAGATTTAACTTGTTTTGGTGGTTGGTCTCCAACACTATCAAAATAGTAAATTTCTCCTTTTTTTAGATTGACGAACAACGCAATCCAATGTTGACCTCCTTTATCATGAGGATCCGTATTAAATATAGCCCCAAATGAATCATATTTTTTTGCTAAATCTTTATAACTATAATTACACAGATTGCTATATGCACATTTTCCAGATGAGTTTTTTGTATCAAAATCGATTGGTGCTGGTTCTAAAAAATGAAATCTTTTAAATTTCTTTTCATAAATACACATAGCTTTTGATATGTCTTCATCACTAAGCCATGCATTTGGTTGGTATTTCCAATTATCTGGAACTTTGGGTGCAAATAAATCACATTTTGAATTACGGCGCGTCTTATTAGAATTTTTAATCCATTTATCTTCATGATCAGTTTTATGACGATTTCTTAATTCTTTCCATATAGCATTTTTTGATAAAGAGTTGAGTTTTCTAATTTTTTGATTTGGATTATTTTTATTCCATTCTTTTGCCAAATCAAGTAACTGTGTTCTATTATAACAGGTTGGTTTTGGATTTGTAAAATCTGAACATTTGCGTCTTCTGGTAAACTTCATATTTATAACATATAAATAATGTATAAATACGAAGAGTTAAATAATTTAGATGAACACTTGAAAAAATTAGAAATTATTCCAAAAGATATAAAAACGAAATATGGTGAAATACTTAAACTAAAAGAAGAACTGAAAACAATAATGGCATTGGAAAATGATAACTCTAAGAGTGACCCCTTTTCTTTCTTAGGAAAACAAAATGAAAAAAATATTTTGAATAAGAAAGAAACTATACTAAAAAATGAAATTGAAAATCTAAAAGAAGAACTCAACAATTTACCATCTGAAATTATAACAAAAATATGTCCTAATATTGACGATTTTATTTGTGACCAAAAAAGTGTTATTTTGGATTTAGAAAACAAAATTTCTGTATTAAATACATTGAATAAATCAATATTATTAACAGGTCTTGTTATGATTGGTTTAACGCTATATAAGCATTTCTACTAAAAATATGATACTAAATAGCATTACTTTTTCATATTCCTTTTTTTTTGATTTAGGAAGTGGATTTTTGTCTGAAAACCAAAATTTTTCTAAACCATAGTAACACAAACAGGTAATAATAATTGCACGTATTAACCCCATACTTAAAAACTCTATTTTATTCTAAAATTTATCAAATGAAATTTTGTTAATATACATATAATAAGGAGCATTATATGGTAAAGCTTTTCCCTTTCCAGGGAAAAGGAATGGTACATATTCTAACAATGTTGAGTGTAGAAATTCGCCATTCAAATAAATTTCAATATCTCTTAAGTTTTGTCTAATTTCTAGTGAATTATCTTTTTGAAATGGTATAGCTGGTGTAATTACTTGCATAGTTGTTGGAAAGACTCCTGCAAATTGTTGACCAGCAGAAAATTCGGGTGTTTTAATAGATGGACATACACATGTCTGTACTTCTAATAGATCTTCTGTTTCATCAATTGCAGTAGCTTGAGTAACAATAGTTCCAGTGTCTGGTTCATCATCATTGTTAGAAGCGTCTATAATATCTGAATTTACAGCCGCTAAATAGTCTATTATAATACTACCATTTGCCATATCTAATTTAATTATTGGTGATTTTCTGTCTAATAAAGTAATAACCTCTTGAGAACTACCAGTGAAAAATACGTTAAAATCTATATTATATTTACATATCATATTTGAAGGTGGTTGTTCAAATGCTATAATTTGCGTAGTCTTAATTGGTTCGTTTTGTTTTTTTGAAGACTTTTTCCAAAATTTGAAACTTTTTGCTTTAACCATTTTGATAATAATAATGATTAGTATCAATAATAAAAGCATTGGCAAAACTAAAACAAATGCTGATCCTAGTATTTCTTGCTTATCCATTAATAAAAGGAACACATATTTTTTATTATAATATGAAAAGTCCACTTATTGTTTTACTACGTGGTCATGAACGTAATTCTTTTAAAACTAATAAATTAAAAGATTTTATAAATTTATTGATATTTTCTTTTAAAAAAGAGAATATTGAAATCAAAATATACATACATACATGGACAAACAGTGAGGCTTCTATAAGTTGGAGAAATTTAGATATAATTCCCCAAAAAATCAGTAAAGAAGAAATTATTTCTTATTTTGATGTACATATAGATAATATCATAATTGACGATGAAAAAAAAGCAAAGTTAATTGGCAATATTGATGGAAAAATAGGAAATATACCAATTCTTTGTTGGAAACGGATGTGGTATGGTCAATATATTGGTATGAAACACATAATACAAAATTGGAATAAAATAAATCATAATTCACACACCAGAGAAGAAACACCTATTGTTTTAAATATTAGAATGGACTTTTTTTCATGCAATACAACAAAAAAATATAAATTAACACACAAATTAATTATTCAAATGACTAAAAAAGCTTATAATAATCCAGAAAAAATAGGTTTTTTATTTGATAATGGCGAATATGATGGTATTGACAACGTATTCGTTGGTTTTCAAGATAAAATGTATGAGTTAATAAGACACTTTCATTTTGATTTGGATAATATATATCCAAAATACAATTATCTACTGTTTCATGAAAGCATGGTATATTATGAATCGGAAATATTATTTTCGTCTCAAACCAATTTTAATGAGTTATTTTGGCTTAAAAATTTATTAGTGCGTGGGTTTAACTTCAATTAACACATTTCCCGTTAATAATAAAAACAATTATGTTGAATTTCAATTATTTACTCGAAAATTTGATGAAATGTAATTGTCATCCTTTATATTCATATAATCAATATGTATTAAAACGTTTTTTTGAGTATGCACTTGATGATCAAACATATTTAAACTCTGTCTTAAATGGGAATACTGGTTTATATAAAACAAAAGGATATTGTCCAAATCACGAAAAAGTACTTATAACAGCATGTATAACTTCATTGAGTAAATCAAATAATAAAATTATATACAAAAAATATTATAACGATTATTTAACAATAAAAACAAGCTTTATGGGTTGGAGAGGGAGGACAGATTGGTTTGATTTTCATAAAACAGTATTATCGCATTTTATTTGGGAAAATGATAAAGAGACTTTTAACTGGACATGGTCAAAAATAACTGAGTATATGAAGGATTTTAAAAAGAAATATCCTGCAATATCTGATTGGAGAAGACGATGGTATTTACAAGAAATTACAAAACTTCGTTTGTATATAATTAATGTTTGTATTACATCTGAAAAAATTAATTTTTTACAATGGTTGTTCAATAATAATATAATTAAGAATACTAAATCAGTAGATAATTTATTAATAAAATTTGGATATATTTTTTCAGAAACTAATTGTAAAATAAGTAAAGCAACGTTTACACATACACATGAATGGAAATGGTTATTACATAAAAGCAATAATATTGAAAAAATTGATAGTCAGAAAATTATTGAAGTTTGTATGATAAGTAATTTTGACAAAAACCGTTTAATAGCACTTTTTGAAAAAAGAGAATCAACCTTTTTTTGGGATTATTTCTTGAAATCTAATGACAAACAAATTACTTTTTTAACTTGTAAGAAATTATGTCAATTGTTATCATCACCAAAATATAAAATTGATTTTAAAAATACAAAACTCAAATACAATGTTGTTATGAAAATTTTTGAATTACATAAAACACTTACATCATCAATACTAAAAGTATTAAGTAATTGTACTGACAAATTCAATATTAATGTTAATGAAGGCTCACTTATAGTAATTTCTTTAATATTACAAAATACTGAGTTAAATGAAGAAAAATTGTCAAATGTAAAACATATTTGCGATTTATTTATTAGTAATGGTTGTATTAAGCCAACGCATAGTTTTAGATGGGATAAATTTTTAGATAAAATATCCACTGACCAATTATATTGGTTATATTCATTACTCGGTAATAGAGTCGATCCAATTATTGATTTTTCAATAATTAAAAGAAAAGTTAATATTAGCCATAGTGATAGTTGTCCAATATGTCTTAATGATTTAAATTCAAAAACGAATTGTACATTTCCATGTGGACATTCATTTCACAATAATTGTATACATAATCATATAAAGTCAAGAGCAACCGATTTAAATGGAATAAATAGTTTAGTTGGAACAAATATGAATGCAACATCAAGAATAGAAAATCATTCTATATATAACTGCCCAATGTGTAGATCAAAAGTTAATATGAATTGGATTAATAGTGTTGTTACTTAATATAATAAAACTGGCTTTCTTTGCTGTTCTGAATTTAGAAGATCTAATTCAAATTTATATACTTTACCAGACTCATCATCTACCTCGCTAAAATCAGTATAAATTACCCTATTATTATTATCATCTAATACAATTATACGATGGTTTGAAGTATCAATATCATATAAATATTCATTATATTCCGATAATATTTTACTTCCTGGAACATTTCCACTCATTTTAAACATATTATTGTGAAGAATATGATGCTCAAAAGTAGTAATTATTCCAGAATTATTAACTAAATTACTATTCAATCCTGAAAATTTCATAACACCATTTACTTCATTATTATTATATAATATATCACCAACAACAATATCTTGAATATATTTGTACTTGTTATTTTCCATTAATACTTTTGTATTCTTAGCAAAGCATTTTTTCCCAGGTTTAAACGCTTTTTTCATTTTTTTGGATTTTTTCTTTTCTTTTTCTTTCTTTTTTTGTTTTCTTGATTTTTGTCTGGCTATATACGCATTTTTCAAGAATCCGACAGCTTTTTCAGTTGCTTCTACTGGTGGTAGTTGTTTTATTATTTTTGTAATACATTGTCTTTTGGTTCCTTCTGCAAAAAAATCGTTGAAAAAATCACAAGCTTTTACTTCAATTATATCAGTAACATTGTTTTCTTTGTCCAGCATTTCTATTTTATAATTAGCTTTCATATCTAATTTCGGATTAATAGCTTTAAATGCAATAAGTGAAGAATCATATGCATTTCTCTCATCTTCTCTCATTTGAATATATTTATCGTGAAAAATCTTTCTAGAATCGTCATCTATTATATATTTCACCAAATCAGTTGGTTTATAGCATGTATCAATTGGATATCCATTACCAAGTGTTCTAATTCTGTTTCTACATATATTATCACCATCCTCATATTTACTATGTTTTGCCGCAGTTATTTTGCTTTTTTTGAATCTAATTGGTGATCCAAACAAAAATAGAAAAAAAGCAGCTAACACAAAAACTGCAATAAATGTACATATAGTTCTAAAAGCTGGATGATTATTTGTGTAAATACCCTCGGATATACGTGTCATGAATAATGCCCAAGCCTCACTTTTATGAATACATATTTGTCCCTTTTCTTTGTATTTATTAAAATATTTAGACATAGCTTGATACGTATTTTCCTCTTCTATATTATTTATTTGACGAGTATTTGTAATCATTTCGAAAGCATCTTCAGCATCTCTATTATCATATATAGGTATACCCGTTTGTTCATGAAGCCATTCACATAACATTGTTCTTTCTCTTTCCTCTATTTCTTCTTCAGATTTCTTGAAATCAGGATAAATTTCAGACTTTATTTTATTAAAAGTATTTTCATGTTGTCTTAGTCGATGGGGTATTCCGGCATTTATATCTCTAACAACTTCATCCAGATTTTGCCCAAAAAATGCAGTGGTTTGTATATAATCTATAAATACACCGTTTTTATTATTTTTTACAAAATTTCTAATTTCATCTATTATTTTTTGATATAAATTATAAACATCTTTTATAGCTCTTATTTTATCTTCCTCATCGTCGACTTGCATAAAACTATCTATTTGGTCCTTTAACCCAGTATCATAATGTCCATAATATTTTTTTACTTCCTTTGGTATTTTAGGAATATTAGAAGCTCCACCAAAAGTTGGACCAGCTTCATTTGTAAATCTTGGACCGCCTCTATCTCTATAATTTCTTCTTCTTGGTGGTGGTGGAGGTGGTGGAAATCTTGTTGCATTTTCGAACTCTCTAATAGCATTTTCACTTTCTTCGATTGTAACATCTAAAAGATTTTCTTCTGAATCAGGCACAGAATCAATTCCAATTAGTACCCTTTCTACTGCATCTTCAATATTTGTATCTTCATCAATATCAGGAGTTGGTCTTGGTGGTAATGGTGGTGGTATACCATCTGGTCCTATTGGTTGTCTATCTATTTCTTCTTGACTATTTCCATCTACAGCATTATTGTCTACATTGTCAGGTCTTGGTGGTAATGGTGGTGGTATACCATCTGGTCCTATTGGTTGTCTATCTATTTCTTCTTGACTGTTTCCATTTACAGCATTATTGTCTACATTGTCAGGTCTTGGTGGTAATGGTGGTGGTATACCATCTGGTCCTATTGGTTGTCTATCTATTTCTTCTTGACTGTTTCCATTTACAGCATTATTGTCTACATTGTCAGGTCTTGGTGGTAATTGTGGTGGTATAGTTGGTCCTATTAATATTCTATCTGGTGATGGTGTTGGTTCGCCTTCAATAGTATTTGGTGTTGGCATTATTGGTAATAGTTGTGTTTCATCTGATAAAGAATTTTGTGAATCTGGAAGAAATAAAGGGGTTTCGGTTTCCTGTGATGGTTGGGTTGAAAATTGTTGTTCTGGTACTTCTGTTTGTTGATTATTAGTATTTGTATTTTCAGATTGGGACATAGAATCGTTTTTTGTGTTTTTCTTAGCTTCATTTGGACCTATATATTTTTCTATTAGTGTTTTATATGTTTCCTCAGCATATTTGTAATATTCTGTACAAATACTTACGTTAAATGCGTGTTTACAACGATCTGGAAACAATGCTTTCTGGAAGTCTCGCCATTTTGCCTTGGCAGTCTTTAAATCTGCGTCTGTTTCGAGGCCAAAGAATCTATAATAATAAGTTCTGGGATACTTTCTTTGCATATAAGCTGTTTTCCAAACTGTAACATGATCAAAAATTTTTGCTATTTTTACATGTAAAGCGTTATTAGGGTCAAAATTGCTGTTTCTATAATTAACTGGTGGTTCATCTGATTGTTGATTTGTTTGTTCATCTGTTGAATTATCTGATGATTCATTTGTTGAAGTATTTGTATTATCATTTGATTGTTCATTTGTTGAAGAATCTGAAGAAGTATCTGATTGTGGAACAGCATCAGGTATATTAGGTGCTATAGGAATAGAACCATTGTTTAAATCCATTTGATTCGTTGAGGGATTTATGGGTGTAGGTTGATTTGTATTTTGTGGTTGATTTGTATTTTGTGGTTGATTATCTTGATCATTTTCTTTATTCTTTTTTGGTCTTTTCATTTTATCACTTGCTTCCTTCATTTTTTCACGAAGATATCCAACAACAAAAACCCAAAAGAATATGAATATTGTTGAACCTTGTCCGAACCAAATATAACATAAATGGACTGGTAGCCATATTAAAGTTCCTAAAAATTTTAATAAAATTTTAGCACTATCAAATGGAAGTCTTGGTATACCTTTGAAAAATCCAATTGCTAATAAAAGTAAAAATATTGAAACTATAGTTGCTTGAAGTATAGATTCCTCACCTTCTATTCCTATATATTGTGATGGAGAATCATTATATTGTTCTCCTTCTTTCAATTCACAATTTTTATGTGGATCCGAATCAGCAAATATTTCAGATGGTTTACAAGATTCTTCTGATTTATCATTGCTATTTGGTACAGTTGATTCAATTGGATGAAAATAAAGATATTCTTTGACATGTTTGGGTCTTTCAGATGCAATCGGTTTTTGTAATCGAATAGCTTTTGCAAGATCATCTGAATCAATTTCAACAGGTTTTATAAAAACGATTGTCTTTGTTTTTTTAAACTCATCATCATAAATATAATATCCTGTTTTAGATGGTAGAACAAGTTGTGGAGACCAAGAGTTTGCGGTATCTATAACAATTTTCTTATTTACATGAAGTGTACCAATTTGTTTACTTAAAAATTGAGAGAAGAAATCTTGTGAAGAACTAAATCCTCGTGTTGTCCTCAATAACACTGAAATAATTAAAGTATTGCCTTTACTCTTGTGATGTAAAGTACATTCACCAACTATGGTTGGGTCATCCGGAAAACTCTTGTGTCTTCTTTCGCCAATGTATATATGTTTCAATTGATATGGGATATTGTTATAATATACATCTACGCTATCTTTTCCTTTAAAATTAAAGGATACTTGTCCATTTTTATCAAAATCATATTCAATATTGCCTTTAGAATAAACACATCTCAAATCACATAGCAAATCACAACGAATAGCATCTTTTGGTTTTATAATTAGAGGCTCTAGAGTTTCGATGATTGTCATACTGTATATGACAAATTTTACTCAACACAAATAACTGAGTTTTTTCGAATATAAATTCTGGAACTTTTATATTTTTGCTTTAATTGTTTAAAAAGTTCCTGTTTATTTTTGCCAGAAACATCGTTATCTTCAAGAATTGTAAATTTAGAATTTTGGGCAGAACCTGCAATTTTAAATCTGTAATAACTCATAAATAATATTTATAATTAATTTCCTTATTATATTTTAAGACGTGTTTGTACTTTTGAAATGGAATAAAATTTATCATTAACAATCATGAGTAGTATAACTGATTTTTTTAATAAAAGATTTACTATACATCTATTTAGAACAGCAGCAACAGGTATAGATAAAAGTAATTCGGGTACTCAAAAAAGATTGTTTGACAGGAAAAAGGGTAAATTACTTTGGTATATACATAATCCAGAACCAGAACCGGAACCAGAGCCAGAGCCAGAACCAGAGCCACAACCTGAACCTGAAAATCCACCAGAACCAGAGCCTGAACCATCTCCGGAGCCAGAACCATCTCCTGAGTCGGCACCAGAACCTGAATCAGCACCAGAGCCTGAACCTGCACCTGCGCCAGAGCCAGAACCTGCACCTGCGCCAGAGCCAGAACCGGCTCCACAACCGGAACCAGCTCCACAACCTGAACCAGAGCCACAACCGGAACCTGAGCCAGAACCAGAGCCAGAACCAGAGCCTGAATCAGCACCAGAGCCGGAATCACAACCGGAGCCTGAACCAGAATCAGCACCAGAGCCAGAGCCGGAATCAGCGCCAGAACCTGAACCAGAACCAGAACCTGAACCTGAAACACCAACTGGAGATGGCGGTGCAAATAGTGGACCAAAAGTTGGCTGGAAAGTAGAATTTAGAGATTTAGAAACAGGAGAACTTTTATGGCCATATAGTGATATTAGAACTGATGAAAATGGTTTATATGATGTACCATTTTGGAGATGGAAAAATGATATATTCGAAATACATACAACTTGTATAGATTCTTCAGGTTTTGATGCATTATCTGGAGAACAATCTGAAATTGGTGAAACTTTTTCAGCAATTGGAAGAAAAGATAAATTGTATCCAGTTCAGGCTACTGCATTATCTTCAATTTTAGTACAAGGATTAAAAACTGACGCAATATATACATTTAAAGGATATGAGCAAAAAAAGGGTGCGGTTGAAGAAGCTTTTGGTATAACTGATATAGAAATTAATCCATATAATACAAGAGTTGATGATGAAGATGCTGTAGCAACTTCTGCAGCAATTTTACAAGTTGAATCATTGGTTAGCGGTATGCAAAGTCTTTTGTCTAATAATTCATCTCAATCTGGATTAGAGATTCAATCAACAATATTAGGAGCAATTGCCAATAAAGTTGCTCCAACTCCTCCAGAACCAGAGCCAGAACCAGAGTCTCATCCAGAACCTGAACCAGAACCAATGCCAGAACCAGAACCAGAATTACCACCAGAACCAGAATCTGAACCAGAACCCGAGTCACAGCCGGAACCGGAACCAGAGCCAGATGGTTCACCAGAACCGGAACCAGAACCTGAACCAGAACCACCAGAACCTGAACCGGAATCAATGCCAGAACCACAACCAGAATCAATGCCAGAACCCGAAGTACCATCTCCAGAACCAGAACCAGCACCAGAAAATCCTCCACCTCCTATACCGATAAGGAGACCCATTGCATTTGATTTAAGTGATTCAGCTTTTATATCAGATGTTATTCAAACCGCGGGTGAAAAAGTTGTTGATACTAATACTGATTTAAGTCTTTTAAAAGAGGGTTCAACTGGTATCGCATCTTGTGTTGGAGTTGTAAAAGATACTTTAGCGGATAATATAGATGGTGATGTAGAAACAAAGTTATTAGAAATGCACAAATCTCAAAAAGCAGTAAAAGAAGTTATTAAAAGTGGAAATGTTGACCTTACAACAAATATTAAAAATACTATTACAGAAACAAAAAGTACTTTAAATTTTTCTTCATATGTCGTACCATTTTATACTCCACCAGAACCAGAACCTGAACCGGAACCAGAACCTGCGCCGGAACCAGAATCTGCTCCGGCACCAGAACCCGAATCAGAACCAGCTCCGGAACCTGAGTCAGCACCAGAACCTGAACCAGAACCTGAACCAGAACCTGAACCTGAATCAGCTCCTGAACCCGAACCAGCACCAGAACCAGAGCCAGAACCAGAACCAGCTCCTGAACCAGAACCAGCTCCAGAACCAGAGCCAGAACCAGAACCAGAGCCAGAGCCAGAACCAGAACCAGAACCAGAACCAGAACCAGAACCAGAACCAGAGCCAGAACCAGCACCAGAACCAGAACCAGAACCGGAGCCAGAACCAGAACCAGAACCAGAGCCAGAACCAGCACCAGAGCCAGAACCAGAACCAGAACCAGAACCAGAACCAGAACCAGAACCAGAACCAGAATCAATGCCAGAATCAGAACCAGAACCAGAATCAGAACCACAACCTGAACCAGAATCAGAACCACAATCAGAACCACAACCAGAACCAGAACCACAACCAGAATCAGAACCACAACCGGAGCCAGAATCAGAACCACAATCAGAACCACAACCAGAACCAGAACCACAATCAATGCCAGAGCCAGAGCCAGAACCAGAATCAGAATCACATCCAGAACCAGAGCCAGCTCCAGAACCAGAGCCAGAATCTAATCCAGAACCAGAACCATTAATACTATACTATTTTGATGAAGCTTTTCCAGAAATAGTAAATCCAAATGAACCAAATCAACCACAAATATTTACATTATTTATATCACCAATAATTGGAGATATTATATTAGACGATGTAGTAGCTGTTTTTGTAGGAAATGAAAATAGGGGACAAGCAACTATAGGAAAATATGGAGATGATTTTTACGTATCAATACCAGTTAATACTCTTGGTTCTTTTGAAAAAATATCATTTATAAGAATATTTCATTATGTAGATAATAGAAGAGGATTCATTATAGATGTTAACTATGAGTCTAATAATTTTTCATTACCAGTTAATTCCAATAATATATCAAAACTAATATATCTAGATATTAGTGGAAGGATTCCAATGTGGCAACCAGAGCCAGAATATATGCCTCCAGAGCCAGAACCCGAGTCTCATCCAGAACCGGAACCAGAACCAGAATCTGAGCCACAGCCAGAACCAGAACCCGAACCAGAACCTCCAATAATATTTATAAGCAAATATTTAGCTATTGATTCTCTTTATGATTTTAATGATACTCAAAATTATAGAAGATATAACAATATTAATGATAATATAGTTATTCTTGACTGGAATTCAAGTTGGGAATTAAGATGTTCTTTCGAAAAAAATAGTATTAATTCGACAGCTCCAATATTCTCTTTTACAACTAATCATCTATTAAATTATGGATATTTTGAAGTTACAGCAGATGCTCATATAATAATTTATGATAGTACTAATTTATTATTACCCAATACACAAATAGGTAATTTTACATTTTTGAATAATGTACATTACTATTTATCATTATTGTTTGACGAAAAAACACAAAGTCTAAAAATATCATATCAAAATTCAAACGAATTTAAAGGTTGGTCTTCTCTTCAAACTATAACTAATTCTAATAATAGTGTGACTTATTCTTCCATTAATTGGCCAAATCGTAAACAAGTATATTTAATGTATATTGGAAATACAACTAGAAATTATGATAGTCCGTTTTTTGGTTGGATAGATTATTTAGAAATATTTTCAATAAAACAATATAATGGAAGTTTAACAAAAATAGCAAGTTCTAATATAAATACATGGGCATCTGCTACAAATGGAGATAGTCGATTTTATTTAGATAATCCAAATTATAGCAATGAAAAAGTAATTGATAATGATCCAGATACGTTTTGGATATCAGCAAATTCTGAAATAGAAACAATAGGTATTTATTTTGATTATCCCCAACTAATTGAAGGAATTGGATTAAAATGGCCACAAAAAACTATAACTCAAGAAGATGTACATTTAAGAAGACGTGGTAATTGGACACTTTATTACACTTTAGATACTATTAATAACTTAGAAGAGGCGGAACTTGTAAAATATTTTAAAATAGAATCATCTTATTATGTTGGAGAACCTCAATTAACTGGACAAGATTCTGTACCAATAGAGTTAAATTTTGTTTTTGATAATTTGTTGCTTGCGACTGGATTAAAAGCAATAATTAGCGATTTGAATGTAAATACCAATTATGCGGTATCTTTAGGTGAATTTATTGCATATACTCAAGAACCAGAACCAGAGCCAGAGCCAGAACCAGAACCAGAACCACCAGAACCAGAGCCAGAACCAGAGCCAGAGGGTTCACCAGAACCGGAACCCGAACCGGAACCCGAATCAATATCACAACCGGAACCCGAATCAATGCCAGAATCGCAGCCAGAGCCAGAACCAGAATCAATGCCAGAACCAGAACCAGAACCGGAATCTAATCCTGAGCCAGAGCCAGAACCAGAACCAGAACTTGGAATAGACCATTTATATACTCTTGATCAAGCATTTGGACAAATAGTAAATCCTAATTTTCCAAATGCACCAGATACATATGTATTATATTTAACTCCAATTATTGGTGGAGCAAATATAGATGATAAGGTAGCAATTTATGTAGATGATGAAATTAGAGGTATAGGCACAATAGGTCAATATGGACCTGATTTATTTGTATCAATAAATGTTAATACTACTGGGAATGATATTATTTCAGAAATAAAGATATTAAATTTCGTTACTTCTACCAATGGATTGTTAATAGTAATAGATTATATTTCTGAAAATTTTGAATTACCGATTAGTGGAAATAATGCTTCAAATCTTTTACCATTAGATATTAGTGGAAAAATTCCGTATTTAGAGCCGGAACCGGCACCCGAAATTATACCAGAACCAGAGCCTGAACCGGAAATAGAATTTTTTAAATTATACACATTGAATGAGGCTTTTGGAAATATAGTAAATCCAAATGCTCCAAACGCAGCCCCACATATATTTACATTGTATTTTAGTCCAATAACTGGGGGTGTAAAAATAAATGATGTAATAGCTATTTATGTAAATACAGAAAATAGAGGTATAGGTAAAATAAGTGATTATAATGGCAATTTATTTGTAGCAATAAATGTTAATACTACTGGAAATGATATTATTACAAAAATCAAGTTATTACACTATGTAACTAATAATAAAGGATTTTTAATAGAAATAGACTTTTCATCTCAAAATTTTTCATTACCAATTAATGGAAATAATTCTTCAAATATTTTACCATTAGATTATTCTAATAGGATTCCTTCATATGATTATGAAAATGAACCAGAACCAGAGCCAGAATCAACTAATGAAATTATATATAATAATATGGAACAAGCATTAGGAATTCCAATTACTGATAGTTCAACACCATATACGTTATATTTTTACCCAATTAATGGACCAAATGTTAAAGTGAATGATATAATAGCAATTTATGTTGGAAATGAAAATAGAACGCCAATAGCAACTATAAAGGAATTTCCACCAGATCCAACAAAACTATTTGCAGCAATAAATGTGACTACATCTGGTACTACTAATTATCCCGAAACTATAAGTAAAATAAAAGTATTCCATTTTATAAATGAAACACAAGGTTCTGTAACTGAAATTGATTATTCAAGTCAGAATTTTAATGAATTGATTCAAGGACACAATAATTCTAATAATCCAATTCAACTTGATGTAGTCTAATAACCCTTTACATAAAATCCACAAATATGTAATGGGAAGGATATATGTATTATCCAAATCTGATTTCAAACGAAAATATCTTCTAACTTATTCTTCTAATATATATACACAAACTTTAGTATTGAATGAAGGTTGGAATCTAATTTCCTTTTATGTTAATTTTGAACTAAATGATTTATTAAATGATACAAGCATTTTGGAACTAAAGAATGTATTATATAGTTATAATTCAGAAGTACCATTTTTTTCTACATTAACTTCAAATACTTTTTCAATTGAATCTGGATATTGGTTACGTTCCAATACAGAAAAAACTCTTTCTTTAACTGGAGTTGGTGTTTCTTCTATGAATATTCAAATAAAAAGTGGATGGAATTTAATTTCTTTTCCATTTCCTGTAGAAACACCATTAAGTGTAATACTGAATCAAAGTTATGGAAACCAAATTTTAGAAATAAAAACACTAAGTTTAAGTTATAATTCTCAAGTACCTTTTTTTGCGACACTTGATATATTAAAACCCGGACAAGGATATTGGTTAAGAGCGGCCTCTGATTTTAATTTTATTCTTGATTTGGAAGAATCTCCAGAACCTGAACCAGAACCTGAACCTGAACCGATTACTTATAGATATGTACGTTTACAATCTACATATACCGGTAGTAATGGTTGGATGGAACAAAATGTAGACCCATTAAATGCTTGGAGCGATGGAATATCAACTCAAGATTATACTGGAGAAAAAGCTCAAGATATACAATGGACTCAAATAACATTTATTTATAACAATAATGAATATATTGGTAATGTTCAACACGGTCTTGCCGGAAATGTAGACATTAACCCAAACACATATTATTCAATTAATATTTATCCAAAGTCATCAGATTTAAGTTTAATGAGAGCAAATGCCCTTGTAGATGGAACTTTTACATCATCTATATATGGTGTATCTACAGATTTTAGTGATACTAATCCGTCGGCATGCACAATTGATTTATTGAATTCAGTAACAAAATTTGATAAAATCAAAATTTATAATCGAATGTCACAAGATAAAATAGATTTGTTTGGATTACAAGGTTATGAAGTGTATTTTTCAAATGATCCAAATATATTAAATCCTTCTAATCAAATAACATTAAAAGCAGAAAATGGAGAAGTTAAATGGACTGGAATCAATAGCATATATACTATTGAATGTCGATATATACATCCACTTTTTGCAAAAAGTTACGGAGTAACACGTATAAATAGTTTTTCAATTGATAATACATCAAAAGACACAATAGAAGCATTTGAAATACCAAATCAACTATATATTGAACCATATACTGAACCAGAACCAGAACCAGAACCTGAACCAGAATCAATTCCGGAACCAGAACCAGAACCTGAATCATCTCCAGAACCCGAACCGGAGCCTGAAAATCCACCAGAACCAGAACCAGAACCAGAACCAGAGATTGTAGATGCTCAATTATATACAATAAATGAAGCTTTAACACCTATAATTAATCCAAATGCTCCAGATGGAGCACCAAGTATATATACAGTATATTTCAGTCCAATTTTAGGTGGTGTTAATTTAGGTGATGTTATTGCAGTATATGTTAACGAAGAGAATCGTGGACAAGGAATAATAAGAGACCATAATGGAATAAAATATTTGGCAATTAATGTTAATACTTCAGGAGAAGATGACATCATTTCAAAAATAAAACTATTTCATTATATTACTTCTAATAGAGGATTACTTGTTGAATTAGACTATTCATATGAAAATTTTTCATTACCGATTAGTGGTAATAATGTTATAAATATTATACCATTAGATTTTGCAAATAGAATTCCTTATTATGAACCTGAGCCGGAACCAGAACCAGAACCAGAACCCGAAAACCCTCCACAACCAGAACCGGAACCGCCTGAACCGGAACCGGAACCTGAACCCGAAATTAGTCCCGAACCGGAATCGATGCCTGAGCCGGAGCCGGAACCAGAAAATGAACCTGAACCTGAACCTGAAAACCCACCACCACAATTTATTATTGAATATGGAAGTTGTCTAATTAGTCTGAATGATTCTGGAATAATAGAAAGTAACATTCAAACATATAATTTAACCTGTATTTTAGATCTTTCACGGATTAGAGGAGTACATATATGCGATTATATTGGAATTTATTCAGATTCTGAACTACGTGGAATAGGTTGTGTAGATAAGACAAATGATATATTTAATGTACAAATAACTACAAATATTGAATATAGTGGTGTAGATGAATTAACTGCTATAAAAATATTTAGAAAAAAGCCAAAGAATTATGAATATGGATATTTAATTACACTCAGAATTAGTGACGAAATTTTATTAAATTCTGGTACTACAACTCAAATTAATTGGATTAATATTAATGATCCATTTGCAGAACCAACGCATTGTGATGATTGTTCTAATAGCAATGAAAATAATTGTGAACCAGAGCCCGAATTAGATAATAGTCATTGGGAATGTGTTATTTCATAAATTTTTTGAAAGTTTTTCATATATATATTTCTCTAATAAATCGTCTTTATTCAAAAATTTAGTAAAATGATTATGTTTTTCCCAATAATCTTCTTTATATTTGAAATTTATTAACCAATTTATATCTTTTTTTGTTATCTTAAAAGTCCATTTAAAACCTGGTATTTTTTCACTATGGTCATATGCATTGAATAACTGTTCTACATTAGAGGGAATACAAATCATAGGTAAACACAATTGAAAATTTTCATATATTGTTTCTACTCCACAAGATGTAATAACTCCAATTGATTTTTTACGTAAAATACTAAAATCTTTTCCAAATTCTTTAAACTCTATATTTGATGAAACAATAAAATCCGGTTTTTTTTCTATAAAAACATAAAACTTAATGTTCTTAAAATTACCAATTAAATTATACAAATAAATGTTTTGTGGAACATTGAAATAACAAATTATAAATCTTTCGTTTTTACTATTATGTTTTTTATGTATGGGTTCAATAAGTGACTCTCTTTTTATCAATGGTGGAATTGTTTTAATATGTTTATTATTCACACAATCTATAGCAATTTTATGAGGTTTTAAATTGAAATTATCCACCATATAACAAGAAAATATTACAGAATTAATACTGAATTTACTATATTTTTTTTGTGAAACTATTTTATCATAATAATTATCAAAATTAATACGATTTTGCGTACTTATATTAAAAACATCAATTGCGAATCCACATATAAGTTTAATCGGTAAATGTAGATTTATAATAAATTCGGGGCGCTTACTTGTAACAAAATCCGAAACTTTTTTATAAAAATAAGTACTATAATTAAGTAAACACAAAATTGTTTCATGAACTAAAATATCTGTACTTTTATTAGACACATATTTTGGTTCATATAGGTTTAATATTGGAATTTGATTCTTTTTAGCAAATTCAGTAGCTATTGTTTTTTCTCTACCAATAACAATTCCAACACATTTGTATTTGTGTTTTAAATTTAAAATAATATTTTTCATTTGTGTTACATGACCATGCCCATTACTTTCAACAAAAATAATATAACTATTTTTATTTTTATTAGCGAGGCAATACAGCATAAGTTCTTTTGGTAAATTACTAATATTCAATATATTATAAACAATTGAGTTAATAATTGTATTTGCTGTTTTAAACATTCTATTTTCAATACATATTTTACATATATTAATCAGTTGTTTTGATTGTATTAAATTTGAGAACATAAAAGTCATAACATTAATACAATTTTATTTAAAAATTTTACTATGCATATAAAGACCATGAGATGATTAATCGACTTGTTCCATAGTAGAATCTTCTACTTCATTATTATCTTCAAGTGGTGGTAAATCATTAGAATCAACTTCATCATCAGAATCAATTTCATCTTCATCAACAGATAGCCCCAATTTAATTAAACGATGAATTCTACTCGCAAAAACACTTGGTTCATCTAAAGTAAAACCCGAAGTTAATAGTGAGGTGTCATACAATAACCATATTAAATCTTTAACTGTTTTATCAGTATCATCTTTCTCTACTTTATTTCTTAAACAAGATATTATTGAATTATTATGATTGATTTCCATTGTCTTTTTTGAAGACATATAAGAATTATGATTATTCCCTTGTAAAGCCTGTGCCTTCATAATTCTTTCCATATTTGCAGTCCATCCATATTCACCAGTTACAAGAATACAAGGAGATTCGGATAGTCGATTGCTAACAACAACCTTTTCAATATTATCTCCCAATACTTCTTTTACTAATTTACATAATTTTTCATTTGATTTTGTAAATTCTTCTAATTCTTTTTTCTCTTCTTCAGAATCATCTAATTTTAAACCTTCCTTTGTTACATTAATCAACTTTTTACCCTCAAATTCTTTTAGTTGCTGAACACAATATTCATCCATTGGGTCTGTCATGTAAATTACCTCATAATCCTTCTTCTTTAACTTTTCAATAAATGGAGAACTTTCCATAGATTTTTTTGACTCACCAGTAATATAATATATACCTGGTTGATTTTCAGCCATTCTACCCACATAGTCATCCAAAGATGTATTAACATCACCAGATTTTGTTGTATTATATCTTAGAAGTTTAGCAATTTTTGAACGATTTGTAGAATCTTCGTGTACACCTAATTTAATATTTTTAGAAAATGATTCATAAAATTTCTTATATTTTTCATCATCTTCTGCAATTTCGGCAATTAATTCCAAAGATTTCTTTATCAAATTTTTACGAATTACTTTCAAAATTTTATTTTGTTGAAGAGTTTCACGGGATATATTCAATGGAAGATCTTCCGAATCAACAACACCATGAATAAATCCTAGCCATTCTGGCATTAAATCCTCACAATTATCTAATATAAATACACGACGAACATACAATTTAATCTTATTGAATTTTTTATTTGTTCCTCCATTAAACATATCAAATGGAGCTCTTTTTGGAACAAACAGTACTGAACGAAATTCCAGTTGTCCTTCTACAGAAAAATGTTTTAGTGCACAATGTTCCTCCCAATCATTTGAAATAGATTTATAAAACGAAACATATTCTTCATTTGTTACTTCGTCCGCTTTTTTCATCCATATCGGTTTCTGACCATTTAGATGTTCCCATTCATTTGTAACTTCTTTAATCTTCTTTGTTTTCTTTTCTTTTTTGGCTTCTTCTTCATTTACATCTTCTACTTTTGGAGCATCATCATCATCGCCATCATCACCATCGTCGTTGTCTTCATCTTCTTCATCGTCCGTTACCTCCTTTTCAATAGTCTTTTCAACGTATAATTTAATAGGAAAATCTACAAATTCAGAATGTTTTTTAATGAGTTGTTTTAGGCGACCCTCTTCTAAAAATTCTAGCATATCCTCTTTCAAAGTAAGTACAATATTAGTTCCACGACCAATTTTTTTGGATTCTGGAGAATCTTTTACAACACTAAATGAACCACCTGCAGTTGATTCCCAAGTATATTGCTCATCGTCATTATTTTTTGATGTAACTTTAACATTATCTGCTACCAAATAAGCCGCATAAAACCCTACACCAAATTGACCAATCATAGATATATCTGCACCAGCAGACAAAGCTTCCATAAAAGATTTTGTACCAGATTTAGCAATTGTACCAAGATTATTTACTAAATCTAATTTAGTCATACCAATACCAGTATCACTAATTGTTAGAGTCTTGTTTGCTTTATCCGGAATAATCTTGATCTCCATGTTTGAATTAGATTCAAGAACACATGAATCTGTTAAAGATTGATAACGAATCTTATCTAATGCATCAGATGAATTAGATATTAGCTCTCTTAAAAAAATTTCCTTATTTGAATAAAAGGTATTAATAATAAGAGAAAGCAATTGATTAATATCTGCAGAAAAAGCAAATGTTTCAACGTTTGTATCAACGTTTGTATCAACGTTTGTTTCAGGAATACTTTCAACACTTGTATCAGTCATTGTATATTTTTTTATAGTTTCATTTACTTATATTTTTTTAATAATTCGGTGCATAGATAAATCAAAATAGAGTTTTTTAATTTTTTATAATCATCAATTTTTGAGCAAACTTTATTAAAAAATGATTAGGGAAATTCCTAGTTAAATTAAATACAAAAATGCTGTCAATTCTTAAATTTAACACGTTAATTTGTGTATATTCATTATCTTTATCAAAAAAACAAAAAGCATTAATGGTGAAACAAAATACTCCTTTGGTTCAATATTTTGCAAATAGGAATAATAAACAACATTATAAAAACTATAATTGTCCAAAAATTGAAAGAGATGAACTTGTACAAGAAGGTATGTACGGGTTGTTACGTGCAATTGATAAATATGATCCTAATTTTGGAACTAAATTTTCAACTTATGCATCTTATTGGATTCAAGCTTATATGATAAAATATAAAAACGAAAAAAATCATATACATATTCCTTATTTAAAAAGAAAAACAATAAATAGAAACACTTATCTTTCAGAAAACTTATATTATATTGAAGACAAAATTGAACAATCAGAAAATAAAGAATTAATAAATAGTTTCAATGATCTATTTGTAGGATTAGAATTAAGTGATTATGACAAATTATTGCTTAATAAACGTTTTGTAAATAATTTGTCTTATAAAAATATAGGCAAAGAGCTTGGTTATTCAAGATATAAAGTTGAAAAGGATTTTAAAAATTTATACTCTAAAATTAGGTATTTGGTAAAAGACTAATTAGTTTTGTCTAATAATGAATTGCTCTTGAAAACGGGTATATCTTATATAAACTATATGGTAAAGTTCAATTTTCTAAAAGAATATCTAAAAGTATATTAGGATCTTCTTTTTTCCATGCAATAGTATATATAGCATTTAATATTGGAAAAACAGAAGTCAACCCTCTATTTTCTATATTTTGACCAATAATCAAACAATTATGTATATCAGGTATTTTCATATTATTGAAAAGAATAGATTCAACTTCTTGCCATATTTGCGCACAGTCTTTTTCTTTTTGTATATTAGATTCTTTAAGAAATTCTTTTGCAAGAATAAATCCTCTGCCATAATGTGTAGTAAGTATAAGGTCACCTATTCCACAAGCATCTTCGAAAAAGGTTTTCTTATATGGTAAGTTGTTTTTTAATGACAATGTACAAGTAAAATTATACATTTCATGTATACCTTGTCGTATTAATGCAGCTCTTGCATTTACATTACCAATATAATCAATAAATCCACAACCAAGAGATATTATATTTTTTAATAATCCAGCATATTCTACACCAAATCTATCAAATGTAACATTTGTTTTAAAATTTGAATGTTTTGTAAATAAGTTTTTAACTTTATTGCCTATATCTAAATTATATGAACCAATTGTAGCTTCTGCAAATTTTCCTCTTGCTAAATCACTATATAAATTTGGTCCTGATAAAACACAACAATCGCATTTAGGAAAACGATTATTTAGTAATTCACAAACTGTATATAAGTTTGTAACTTGATTGTCTTTTATAAAGATACCTTTTACAAGACTTATAAGAATTTTATTGTTTAAATTCAAATCTATTGAATATAAAATTTTTTCCAAAAATATACTTGGTATTGCTATGAATATAATATTACTAATTTTGATTGATTCTTGAAGATTATTTGTAGCAATTATATTATCTGGGAATTTCAAAGAATTTTGAGGCAAGTATTCACTATTTCTATTATTATTGTTAATATCTTCTACTATTTCTAAACGCCTCCCCCATATAATAATTTGTGTATTTGGTAATGATTTTCCTAAAACAATTGCCATTGCAGAACCGAAACTGCCAGTTCCAATAATCAAAGGTTTGATTTCAGACATTAAATTTACTTAATAAATTGGAGTTATTATCAATACATAACTATTTAATAGAAATATAAAACTATTTATGAGAATATTATCAATAGATGTTGGTATTAAAAATTTAAGTTATGTTTTAATAGAAATTAACAATATAAGACCTAAATTAGATTGGAAAATTATTAAATGGAACAATGTGAATATCAATCATTCATATAATGATTTGAACTACGTATATATTGAATATATGAGATGGACAAAACCACAACTAATAGAATGTTTATTAGTTTTAGGTATAAATATTCCTGAAAAAACAAATAAAAAAGAATTACAAAATTTGATAAAATCAGAATTGCGCGCTAAAAAAATAAAGAAAATTAGTACTATTGATCTTCAAACTACTGTTAATAATGTTGCAAAACATTTTGATTCAATATTTTGTCCTTTAGAATGTGACGCAATAATAATAGAAAACCAGCCATGTATGAAAAACCCACAAATGAAATCAATGCAAATGATTGTTTTTACATATTTTTGTTTACTAAAAGGTTGTAAACATAATGTAAAGTGTATATCAGCATCTCGAAAAATGCATTTTTGTAAATCAATTGGTTGGATTGATAAAATGCCCAAAGGATATAAAGAAACCAAGGCATTTTCAATAGATGTTGTTACTAAATTATTTGAAAAAGATAATCCAGATCCTTTAATTCAAGAATCTTGGTTAAAATCTAAAAAAAAGGATGATTTATCAGATGTTATAATTCAAGCTTTTGCGTACTGCGACAAACTTGTATAAACTAATTCCGCTAAATAAATCATAAAGATGAATGTCACAGAAGTTAATATTGATTCTTTTAATTCTCCAAGTGTTACAATTGAAAAAAGCAACTTAGAAAATACTATTGATAGCAGTCAACAATTCAACGATGGTATTGAGGATTTAGATTTACTTGTAGATCCAAATAAATCAAGAGCATCACCAAATCCAAATCAACAAAACGAAAACTCTATTGAAATTCCGGAAATTAGTTTAAAAGCTGATTCTCCACCAACTGTTGTAAAAAAAGAAGAAGATGATCTAGATTTCAAAATAAATGCGATACGTTCTGAGGATAAGTCTTCACAACCAATGAGATTTGATAGTGGATTTAGTATACCAACTCCGTCAAGAATACAAGTGAATGATGGTCCTGAAAGGCAAGAAATGTTGTTTAAATTAAAGAGACTTGAATCAAGAGGAATACCTTTATCAAAGCATTATAGTTCATCATCTTCTCTGGGTGAAATGAAGGAAGAATATTCAAGATTAAAGAATCAGAGAGATCTTGAAAATAGTATAAAATTTCAAAGAAAATCAATGATGGCTTTTGCTTCTGGAGTAGAATTTTTAAACACTAAATTTGACCCTTTTGATATAAAACTTGATGGATGGTCTGAATCGTTACATGAAAATTTGACTGACTACGATGATGTTTTTGAAGAACTACATGAAAAATATAAAGCAAAGACAAAGATTGCTCCCGAATTAAAACTTCTTATGATGCTTGGAGGCTCTGCTGTTATGTTTCATATGACAAATAACTTATTCAAATCTGCATCACCTCAAATGGAAGATATTCTGAAAAATAATCCGGATCTTGCAAGACAATTTGCATCAGCTGCTGTTTCAGAATCAACACAAAACAATCCAGGTTTAGGTCATGTTCTTGATGATATGTTAAACCAAAGTACTCCATCTCATCCTACATTCATACCACCACAACCGAGTTTTGTACCAGATGCACCCCCTCCACCAGGTAGTCAAGAAATGTCAGGACCAAAGGATCAAGATGTTGAACGTATATTAAATCAAATTAAAGAATTTCGTGAAGAACCAACACCAGTAGTATCGATGCCACAATCGGTTAAAATGAACCCAGAAGAATCGACACGTGAAGTAAAGATTAATACTGATTTACCAGTTAAAAAGAAAAGAGGTCGCCCTCCAAAAAATCGTCCAACCACAACCTCTTTTGCTTTAAACATATAAAGTAAATTTTATTAAGACGGAGCGAGTGTTGTTGTTAAATAAGAATATAATATTTTTAATACTTTTTTATATAAATGTTTTTCTATATAATCTGGTAAAATATCGACCTCAAAAAAACCTAAATTTACAACACCGATATCAATATTATCTTTATTTTCCTCATACCACTTTTCAACAAATACATCAATATGATTAACCCATTCTTTTTCGGAATTTTCTAATTTTTCTTTTAATATTTTATTTTCCAGCATTAAAGCTTTATCGACTCCTCTGAACTTGTTTCTCAATATTTTTAATTCATTTTCTAATATTTCATTTCGTTTTTTCAAATCTTCTAAATCTTCTAAATCTTCTTTTTTAAAACAATTAAAACAATTCATGATTATTATGATTATTATCTATTAAACCATTTTTTTAATTAATGAATCTTTCAACATTCATATCTGAAACCGGAATATCAACTGATTTGTTATAACCACATGGACGCGTTATTTTTAATGGAATCTTTTTGTCTTTTAGCTCTCTAATGAATATATTTTCCTCAGATTCATCTTTATCATAATCTACAAACGGTTGCATTCCATCAATTAATTGTTGGATACGAATACCACGAATACGCGTATACTCGTACTTAGTCATAATAGGCTCATCCATATTGTTATTAATAAATAAAATTAGACTTTACATCATTTTTTTAGTTTTTTTGTGAATATATATCAATTACCAAAACTCTTCCATTTTTCCCGTACCAAGACCATGTACTTACATTATCTATTTCTGAAAATATTTGATATACCCAATTTCTTTGATCTTTAGTTGTGCCCCTAATACGAATTTTCCCACTACTGTTATTTACAAGTTTTATGAGTTCGTCTTTATTATTATTTTTAATATACTTTAGACATTGCGATGGTTTTGAAGTAAATTTCTTATTAGAATTTTTTGAATCTAACTTAGATGTCTTTGTATTCTCTAAATCTTCTTCTTCATCATAATCCTCTTCTTCATCTTCTTCTTCCTCTTCATCTTCCTCTTCATATTCATCATCTTCATCATCTTCATCATCTTCATCTTCTTCATCTTCTTCATATTCATCTTCCTCTTCATATCCATCATCTTCTTTTTCAGAAGAATCAAAATCGTCACTTACTAATTTATTAAGTTTTCGTTTACTATTTATTTTATTAAGAGCTTCTTCTGCAATTTTTCCAAGAAATGCAAACCCAATAGACTCAATATTGTCTTCTCCTTGATTAGAATTATGAATAGAAACTGAAATTCCTCTGGATTCAAGAGTAATTTTAGTCATATTTGTTATCTATAATTAATTATTATAAGTATTACTTAATCATTTTTACAAGAAGCAATATGTGTTGGAAAAATATTTCTCCATTTTTTAATTAGTTTTGCCAAAGTTCTGTTAACATTTAAAGTTGGTAATTCTGATATTGGAATCCATTTAACAAAAATAATTTCGTCTGTATCATTTGGTGTAAAAGTTGGATTATATTCCCTATTTAATACTAGTACATAATATAATGTATCATATATAGATATCGAGAAATAATCTTGTTTTATAGGAAAATATATTCCAGTTTCTTCCCAAATTTCTCTTTGAGCTCCTAAATACGGAAATCTTCTTTCATATTCATATAAATGACCTTTAGGAAGACCCCATTTGAATTCCTTTTTATAATAAGAATCTTTGTTTAAAACTAAAACAATATGCGTTTTATTGTTATCAAATATGATACCACCTGCTCTTGTTGGTACTTTTTTTACAATATTATTCCTCATTTGAGATTCAACTAATTATATAATATTGTTTTGTACTTAATCTCACAATGATATTACTAATTCACGAAGATCTTTCTTTCGCATAGTATTTGTAAAACTTTTTCCATATTTTGTTAAAGTTTCTTTTAATTGTGCTACTGTCATTGAATCAATATCATCCATTAATAATTCCGCTTTTTCAGATGAATCTTCTTGTGATTCAACTTCTTCGTCAGCTTCTATAACTTCTATAACTTGTTGATCTAATTCTTCATCTTGCTCTTTTTCTTGTTCTTGTTCTTGTTCTTGTTCTTGTTCTTGTTCTTGTTCTTGTTCTTGTTCTTGTTCTTGTTCTTGTTCTTGTTCTTGTGATTCTATAACTTCTATAACTTGTTGATTATGTATATTTTTACTTTCATGTAAATATACGACTGGTTCGTCAATATCAATTGATGAAAAATTAGATTTTTTCTTAAAATCTTGAACAGGTATAGAATCTGTAACATCTTTCACATTTTCCACATCATTCTGAGTTATATTTGGTATAATATCAAATTGTTTTGGAATTTCTAAAACAACTGAATTTCTTAATTCATAATTTTCTTTATTATATTCTGCTGTTTCTGTAAAATCCTCAACTCTTTTTTTTAATTGAATAATTTCTTCCTCTAAATAATTAATTCTTCTTTTATACATCCTTCTAATAATAAAAAAGGCGTATGCAATAATAAACAAAACTGCTCCACCAATAACAATATTATTTGGATTATACATGAACTTTTATATATTATATTTTCCTCAAAAAATACACAGTTTTTCTTAAATCTATGAAAATAAGTATTCACATAATCTTTGCCCATTTATAATTGGTATTGCTTTTTGAGCATTGTTGTTGTGATCATATATTGGAATTGCCATTGTTATTTTATTTTCTTTATGACTTATCATATTTGATGTAAAAGTATCTCCAAGGGCAATATCAATATCATTTACACCAATATTATTTTCACCGAATTGTGTTATTGGTAAAATTATATCTTTTAATGCCATTTCAGTATATTCTGATTCTGTCCGGCAAAATGGAACACTTTCAAATAGTGAATTTGCAATTCGAGGCATTCTTAGTTCAATCTTATAATTAACTTTATATTATTGCGATAATCATTTTTTTAACTATTTTTGGTTATTATTTTTCATAAGGATTTGGATTATCTTCAACAGGAATTGGAATTGGAATTGGAATTGGAATATTATTGGGTTCTGGACCAAATATACTGTCAACGGTTTTATCTATAGTATCCTTAATTTTTTCTAAAATATCAGAAATATTATCTAATAACTCTGGTTCTCCTACATAAATTTTACCAGTAAATATATCTTTTTTTGTTGATAATATAGGGCTAAATAATATTTGTCTTTGATAATGTGATTTTTGTACAAATCCCATACACATTGTACTAATTATAGACATTTTGATAATGTACATTATTGTATTATATATTAAATTTATTTTAACAATACTTAAAAACATTTCAATAAGTTCATTTAATAATGTATTTAGAAGAAGAGACATTTGAGACGGTTGATGCTGGAGCATCTGAAACAATTCCAATGGAAGCAGGTCAAATAAAAAAAGGAGGGTATATTTGTATAAAGGGAAGACCGTGTAAAGTAGTATCAATCTCGACTTCAAAAACAGGAAAGCACGGACATGCAAAGTGTAATTTTGTAGCAACCGATATTTTTACTGGTAAAAAACTAGAAGATATTGTACCGTCTTCACATGGCACAACTGTACCAAATGTTTTCAAAACAGAATATTCATTACTTGATATATCGGACGAGGATTATTTATCATTAATGGATTGTAATGGAGAAGTTCGTGAAGACTTACAAATGCCAAATCATCCAGATGAATTGGTTGAACAAATAAGAAAGGGGTTTGATAAGGGTGATTCTTTGATTTTATATATTTATAAAGCAATGGGTGAAGAACACGTAATGTCTTGTAGAAAGGATAATTCTTAAACTATTACATAATTAAATCTCTAATGCTATAAGCAATTGCAGTTCCACTAATAGCAATCATTCCAGTAAATCCCATTAATAAGTTGAATAATTTTCTTTGATCATGTTCTTCTTCAAATTCATCATCATTATGAATAATTATAATCTGAGGACTGTTTATCTCTTCTTCGACTTGAATAAATGGTTCAAGCCCACCAATTAATTTAGTATTATCATCATGTGGCATTTGAAAATTTTCTAACGTTTCTTTAGAAGGTTTATATTTAGAAGATTTATATTGCAAGGGTTTAAAATCATTTTTTGTTTTATAAATCCTTTTAAATTGTGTTTTTGGCTTAGTTTTTGGCTTAGTTTTTGGCTTAGTTTTGGAAATATCTAATAAAGCATCTACTACATCTTTATTATGTCCAGTTACTTCTAGAAAATATTCTTCGGGAGTTTGTAAGTTTGGCAGTCTTGCTAATTTTTTTGGTGGATATTTTGGCTCTGGTGGTCCCATATTTGTATTCGTGCCACCATATTTCTTGTTTTGTGTAACTTTTTTGTTTTTTTTATAGTTTCTTTTTTTGGTTTTTACCATTATTAAAATATTAATTTTTTATTTTTTGTTTTTATATAAAGATCGTAAAATATGCGTTTTAAATTTTCAAACGTATAAATCATTAAATCATAAAAAACAAAACTATATAATAATGGTAATAATAACAATAGATAAAGCAACTAATATAGTGTTTTTTTTAATAATAATTTTTTTCGGATTTACTATGCTAATTATGGTGCTTAGTGTTTTGCACTTAAAAGGAAATAAATCAAAAAAAGAAAAATTTTCAGATGATTATAAATATGAAGCTTTCAAACTAAATGTAAAATTTAAAAATCCCATTACATTACAAAAGGCAACTAATGTATTTAAAAAGAATTATGAAAAACAAAGGAACAAATATAGACCAAAAAAATAGTAAAAATTATTTTTATCATTTTCTATACACAAGTAAATTCTAATGTTTATCATACAGGTATAAGACTATTCATTTACACATATTTCTATTTCCACCACGGATTCAGACCAGTCCTAAAATCAGTTTCGGTCCAAGGCATAAATGTCACAACACCTGTATTGTCAGTAATATGTGCAAGAGCCAATGAAAGGGGTGCTGGTCCACGCACAACCTTGCCAGTCTCATCGTATTGGGAACCATGACATGGACACATGAATTTGTTTGCAGCCTTATTCCATGGAACGACGCACCCCAAATGTGTACACACAGCGTTGATACCATAGTTACGAATCTCATTGTTGTTTTCAACGATAAGGTATGTAGCGTCCCCCTTTAGACCTTGTACCAGTTCTCTTGAGCCTATATTATGCGTGTCTATCCAACCTTTGAAAGTGACCGGATCTCCCGCTTTTGTAAGGGCTGGTAAACCACCACCACCTCCGACACTGCTTCTTGGGATGAAAAATAGGATATACGGTAAAGCCAGTCCTGACACAGATGGTAACACACCACCAAATAAAAGAACCAGATTCATGATGTTCCGACGTTCCATATCGGGGACGAATTCATCCTTATTAACCAAAGCCTTATTAGTCGCCATCATGTGAGGATTATAATTTTTTTGCGGATTATAGTTTTTTTGCATCATAAATGCATTTGTATTAGTATAAAAATTTATGTACATTGATATCATTAAAAATCTTTTTATAGAACCAAATATATTAATCATAATATTATATGATATATAGTAAAAAAATCTTAATATTTGTAGATGCATTAATATCATATCTTTTGAAAGAACATCATCTAAGATATAGGAAATAAAAGAAAGATAAGATTATATATTTAAGTTATGATTGAAAATGAATCCATTAAGAATAATAGTTTTTGAGAAAAAGCGTAGAATAAATTTAGTTAGTAAATTATTGGGCGAATGGATATATTATACTAAAAAACGATTGGTACACAGAAGACATTTTTATGGAAGAATACGCGCTTTAGATGTAAAAGCTGTAAAAGCAATGGTAAGAAAGGATGATCAAAATCATAGAAGATTAATAAAAAATGCTTTATCCATTATATTTGATAATACTAATATTTACAATAGAAAATATAACCAAGTTGAAGATTATCCATTGGATTATAGATATGAAGGGACCGCATTTGATCATATATCACATTTTTATAGATACACTTATTATTTTAACCAGTACTGGCCACATATAGCAATTCAGACAGGAACAAATACTTGGTTCTCATTGAAAGAAAGGTTTGATTATAAAGAAAAAATGACTATAAGAATGTTGCGTTTCTTTCTTAAAAAAGGTTGTGATCCAAATGATGAGGCTTTCATAGAAAAATTTATATTAACACATAACTATCATTGTAAAACATTTTTCTTAAAAATGTTTTTTATGTGTATTCAATATGGATTAAAACCAAATAATTTATTACAGATTTTAAAAAAGCATATATATCCAATTTTTCCTACAAAAAAATACTATATAGGCCCATTATTGGATATACATACCAATATTCTAAAAGTAGAAGATAATGTGAATTTATGTATTAACTGGGTGACAAAACAGAATTTCATAAAAGCAACAACCTATAGTTTAGGCGAATTATCTAAATTAAATGATGATGTTATTGGCAGAATCACTTTGTTTTTTTAGTTATTTTAGAAAAGCTATTTATAATCAAATCAAGTCTAAATCGTTTTTAGTATATTTAGACCGTCATAGTTTAATTATAATAACTTTTGTCGTATATGTTATACTTATCATCCTCCACCAGTGGCAGGGATAATATTCGGCGACGGTTTAACTTCAAGATTGAGTGTTTTAACAAAAATTTGCATGGTATACAAATATATAAGAAATTTTTTCAAATATCATTTTATAATTGGATTTAATTTGTTTTTAATTCGTTTTTAATAGAATACATGTTATTTAAATAATATAAATATTAATGGGTAAAACCAAAAGTAGGATCATTAGACAATTGAAATATATGGGTGGTAAAAAAACGTTACCTTTAACACAATATGGTGGTTCATCTCCACAAATTGAGTTTTTTAAAGCTATAGATTACGCAATCGACAACAATGTCCACAATCAATCGATAAATATAACTATTTTCAACTTAGTCAAAGCATTTCTAAATCCAATTGATATTAATGCCAGGTGTGGAGAACGCGATACAGAACATATACCAGAACATTTCACAGCCCTCCATTATTGCTGTTTAGTGAAAAATACAGATTTAGTTAGATT